AATATCGAGGAGAATACGGCAACCGAGGTTAAGACTTATGAGATCGACTATGAGCAACAACTAAATTTAGCAATCGGTCAGGCTTACTCAGAAGGTGACTTTGTAGCATTTGCTAAAGCAACAAAAGAATTAAACGATTACAAGAATCGTCACATTATCGAGAAAGCCAATAAGTATGATAACTTTTTAGACCAAGACGGATTAGCTACATTAACTACGGTAGGCAAACAATTCCTAGGAGGAATGTCGGCTCGAAAGTTGAAAGCTCAATTACAAAACAAAGGAGTCCTACACAAGAAAGCTATTGACGGAACACACCCGCCTCGTCAAGGATATGAGAGCTACTTCAAGCTAGCTCCGTATAATAATTCATACGGTGTTACTTGGAATGTAAAAGTCACTCATGAGGGTATAGACTTTATTGTCGAACTTTTAGGAAAATAAAAACTTGCATGAAAGTATGACTGTGGTAATGTTAAGTTAAGACCAAATTTGAATTTTATTAAGAAATGGGAATACGAAAGGATGATAGTATATGTACTTTATTTCAAAAGAAGAGGATTTAAACGGGAAAGAAATAGCTTTTACACACATGGCTCAATTTGCTAAAGCTATTACAATCGTTACAAAAGATAAGGGAATCTTAGTAGTTGAGCAATTCCAAGATGATGGCAGCAGTGAAATCAGTGTGTACGGCAAAGGTAACGCAAGAGCATATGTGTTAAATCATAATTGGTTAAGAAAAACATTGCATGAAAAAGGGATAATCTCTCATGAAGAGATTCAAGAGTATGAGAATCAAAGACTCTTACAACAACAGAAACAACAAGAAGAATATAAAAGGAAAAAAGAAGAGCAGGAAAGAGAAACGTATGAACGGCTAAAAGCGAAATTTGAGGGTTCAAATATTCAACAAAACTAAACAAAAGCGTTATTTTATAAAGTAATGCTTGCTATCTCGGTATGACTCTGGTATGATTATCTTAACAGCAAAACTTAAGGAGTTGATCGAGTGGTTAACTTGTCAGCGTACTTAAAGTATAAAACTAAAGGGGATGTTCATATGGATGAATTACGTATCAATGAGTTAAATGACTACCAGGAGAAGTCGTTACGTACTTGGAACTTTAATAAGGATTACCACAGTAGACTAACCAATGTAGCTTTAGGACTTTCCGGTGAAGCCGGAGAGGTAGCAGACGCAGTAAAAAAGGCAGTTCACCACGGTCATGGTTTTACAGATATCCCACGAGAAGAAACTAAATCGGTAAGCGTCCACGAGTTAGCTAAAGAGCTAGGTGACATCTTGTATTACGTCTCAGTAGGCGCCCACGAGCTAGGATACACCCTCCAAGAGATCGCCGAGATAAACATCAACAAGCTCGCCAAGCGTTACCCCGAAGGTTTTAGCGTGGAGGCTTCAATCAATCGAGTTGATACTAAGGAGGCGCACTGATATGCATAAACCTAAAAAGACATACACAAAAGAAATGGCAATTGAGAAACTCCTAAGTTACTTTAACGCTTTTGAGAATGGTGATATGGAACAAGATACCGTAGAGGAAAACTTTTGGCACATTATAGAAAATACAAATCAGGAGGGGTAACTAATGTTTTCTATAAAGGATATATTTGGAGATACAAGTCATATTTACAAAGAAGAGGATAAGATCATGTTCGAATGTGAAAATGCAGAGATGGCATGGAATATTGATCAAGCTAAGAGGATCGCAAATGAAATAATTAGATTAACCGAGGAGGCTTAACTATGAAGACCGTCTACTTGTTAGTGCTAGTAGTTAGCTTTGGAGCAACGGTTTACTTTATAGATACACCTAGCGAGTTACTCTTTAACGTGCTGTACTCTAACTTGCTAGCTCTGATGGGTGTCGGTCTCTATAAGTTATGCGATTGGTCAGGACTATGGGATGATAACGAGGAGGAAAACTAATGAGACAGAAAACACCTATTAAGCTAATAAACAATATCCAAAAGACTCATAACGCATTGAAGGATGCTGCTGAGTTAATGCACCAACAAAAGGAAGCTTTTAAGAGTGCTGGCTTTACGGAGTCGCAATCTATGGAGTTAGTTATAGCTACTTGGGTATCTCAAATCAAAGGAGGAAACTAGTATGAAAATCAAAATGTTTACTAAAACGGTATGTCCGACATGCAAGATAGCTAAACAGCAATTATCATACTTGCCGGTGTCTGTGGAGATTGAGGAAATCAACATTGAAGAAGATGGGACAGTTATTGATATCTATGGAGATGAACATACTCCAGAAGAATATCTGGTAAACGTTCTTGATAGTATGTCTACTCCAACATTTGAATTTGAAGATGGCACAGTAGTACGAGGCTTTGAAGTAGGTCCTATCATGGGAAAGTTAGGTCTATAAATATTACCTGAGACATACCTAGGAGGTGGTGATCTACCCTCTCTGGAGACATCCTTTGAGGTTGTACTACCCAGCAGTACCTACTGAGCCTAGTCACCTCGGTAGCTGTTCTTGATTTCGTTTTACTTTGGAGTCTGTTCCCTTTCTCACATCGTTAGGGGAGCAGGCTATTTTTTTTTGCTTGACGAGTCTATCCTACCCAGGTTATACTAATGTAGTAGGGATTAAATGAGGTTCTCTCCTCAGGGTTTCCTCGTCCCTGCGACTGAATTTACTCATTAGCTTAGGCTGCTCAGGATAACTGGGTGGCCTTTCTTTTTTTTGTTGACTTGTTGGTATGAACGTGGTAATATATATTTAGACATCTTCACTGGATTGTCACCGAGACCTCTATGCTGCGAACATAGGGGTTTTTTTTTCTATATAGACACAAAAAAAAGACTGACTCTTATGAGCCAGCCAATCCTCTTAGTTCTTCTATATCAGGTGTCCCATCAGAGAATCCCCTCTCAGGTTCTACCGCAGTAGACCAATCGTCTCTCCAAGTTTCAAACTTAGTGACAGGTAGCCACACAGATCTGCACTGGAAGTGATTCGGAGGAGAGTACTCCATAATTAAATCCATTCGGTCAATCGCAATGACACGGCCATCTAGGTGCCTGCATACATGAGTTGTACGAGTATCTATAATAGCATCGTACTGGAGAGCGACTACGAAGCCTTTATTCTCTGGGGCTGTGTACCTAGCTAGTCTGCCTGTGTTGTACATCTTACTCATTTCCGTGCGGACAATCGTAGTAGCATGTGCTACGCTGAGTGCAGCTCCTGCAGCCGACTGTACAGCGGTAACTAGGTGAGCTGGCTCTGTTCCTGCGAGTAGACCCTGAAGCAGTATCTCCTTGATTCTGTTGAGCACTGTCTCCTCGGTGATGACCGTAATCTGCAGAGCGTAGTTCTCTAGGAAGGTTTGTAACTCTGGAGGCAGGTCATCATTGTAAACTGGTAGGCGCTCTAATTCACTGTATTGATTGTACCTACGAGTTAGTTGATCCATCTCGGTGTCTGCTCGCTTGAATCCACTCACAGAGCTTGCTATAATGAGGTTTCTAATGAGCTTACGGTATTCCTTTTGAGACGGCATCTGCATAGTTTTTACTGCGTCTTCACCTTCTGAGATAGCTCTCTCTACGCGTTTCATCAACTGAGGTAGGCGCTTTTCGTTTAACCTCTGAGCATCCTTTAAAAAAGCGGACTCAATAGCTTCCATATCTCGCTGGATAGCTTTGATGTCCGCTCGGCTTCTGCGTTCTGCAAAAGTTAGATACTCTTGGGGAATCTCAGAGGCAGTTACTTTTTTGCTGCTTGCGAGTTAGATAAACCTCGTGCAGCTTTATCCTGCTTCGTATTGTTTGTTTGTCCTGCTCCGTGTTTCGATCTCATGTGGTGATTCAGAGACTGTTTGTTTCTGAAGGACTCTCCATCGTATGGACAAGTGTAGGCTTTCTGCTCGTCTTTCTTTTCGTCATCCTCTGGGAGTGTCTCTGGGTCCTGCTCCTCAGGGTGGTTTCGTTTGTATAGCTCCTCTTTAGCTTCCTCTGAAGCAGGAGGCATACCAAGCTCCTCGCGAATCCAATCCTCGCTAGGCGCTACTACTCCGCTAGTAATCATCATGTTCATTACGCTAGCTAGCTTAGTGATGTCTTTATCTGCCATAGGTTTAAATTGGAAGGAAGGATACTTCTTAGCGTTGGGGAAGTTTAGGTCTATCAGAGGACGGATAATCTCTTCCTCAATTAGGGCCTTGATGTTACGCTGGATAGACTCTAAGCGAATCATGAAGATATCAAATTGGTTACCTGAGAGGGCATAGCTACCAGACTGGCCACGAGATAGGCCAAGCAGCATAGGAGGAACAAGTAAGCCTTCCATAATCTTACGGTCATGGTGCTCAATGTATCCTATGAAGTCTGCGTTAGTCATCTGAATAGCATCTACTTTGTCGCCACCTGAGATAGACAGCGAACTCATGGAGTTAATGTTTTTGAGGATTTTGTTCATCTTACCAACATCGTTTGCATCGGTAGTGGTTCCGATTAAGAGGGGTGTTCCGTAGCGTTCATAAGCTATGTTAGCAAACCTGTATAGCCTGTCCTTTGTGATCCAATGCTTGTAGATTGGACGCAAGTTAGACTTACCATAGAGGTTTCCGAAATCTTTATCGTATGCATACCATAGGACCTTCTCCCGAGGTATCTTGATTGTCTTGCTCCCGATTCGTTGCTCTACATAGAGGATGTTACCAAATCTGTCTGTCTTGATAGCAACCTGCCGAGGGTGGAGCGTCTTTAGCTTCTTGAGACGGATAGCTCCATCTTTGTACTCGAAGACCTTCTCTGTGCAACTGTATCCATATACGATGGCTGTAATGATCTCTCGGATGTCGTCCTCGAGGTTACCCTCAATAGATTCAAAGTTTTCTAGAATGAACTCTGCATACTTGCGAGTTTCCTCGTCCTCACCAGTAACAGTAAACCCTTTAGCGGTAGCCGATAGTTTAATCATCTCTACAGCAGCACGAACTTGTCCATCAAGAAGCATCTTCTCAAAGATGTCTAGGGAGAACTCCTCGGGGTTTAAATCCACTTGGTCTTTGCGTTCGTACCTGTCATCCTTGTAGAGGCCGATCTCTTGAGCTAACTTATGTAGCTCTGCCTCCTGAGCTTTCCTTTCTTGCTTAACCTTCTTACTAGCAAACATATCAAATAATCCCATTGTTTCTCCTCCTTGGCTTCTGCGAGCTAGGCTCTCCACCTTTAGTTTCACCTATATAGTACTTGCCATGTGACTTACCACTCAGGAAGGTCTTCAATAGTAGAAAACAGTTTGTCAAACTGATAGTCGTCTCTCTCTACGTATTCAGCTTCGAATCTGTTTTGTAACTCGTGGATGCCCTCTCTCACGTAGTTCAGTGCGTGGAATGCATCGTCTGGAGTACGGTGATCATATAGTTTCTTACCTGTACCAGTGTTACTCTCAGTGAACTTCATCTCGATAGCTGTCCAGTGGTCAAAGAAATACTCGATAGCAGCAGGGTCTTTGTAGGGGATCACGATGTTACCTTTGTGGAATGCATCAATGAGCTTGTCCATAGAGAAAGTACGGTCTACTTGGAGTGTCGAGTTGTTGAAACCTTTGTATTCACGCTTACGAGGATCATTCGCATAAGTAACGTATCTACAAGAGATAGCCTGTCTCCCGTACATTTCGTATAGCTTTTGAGACTCGTAGGAGCCGTAACCTATATCGCCGACAATCTTTTCTACATTGAACTTACTCTGGAGGCTAACTATGTGAGCAATCAATTGGTCGTGCACATTGAGTGCGTCTTCGGAGCGGTCTGGCTGCCAACTCTCTGCGTAGTCAATAACTAACTTTCCGTTCTCACTGTGGCCGATAAAGATAATCGTCTTAGACTTACCACCAGATCCATAGTCAATGCCTAGTACAGTTGGTGTCTGTGAGTATTTCTTCAGAGAACGAGTCTTATCAGTACAAGCAAGTACATCCTCTAGAGACAGTGGCTGTTCGTCTCCCGAGTAGAACTCACCAAGAACCTCATTGTTAAACGTCATAGCGTCCATCGTTTGGTAATCTCGCCAGATTTGGTTAGCAGAGATCCATGTCATATTGAGCTGGTTAAATAGGTAGCCACTATACATCTTGTTTTCCGGTCTCGTAGCTACCCATCTCCCACGAGCACGGTCAAGCTCTTCTTGGCAGTGCATACAACCGAAGTAACGTCTCTCAGTTTCTTCTCCCTCGTTCTGGATCATGATGTTCTTCATAGACATAACTTCTTCGTTGCCGCAGCTATCGCAGGTTACGTGCCATTTTTTCTGGTCAGACTGTCCCCACAAGACACGGTCGTAGTAGCTACCTTTCTGCTTGGGTGTGCCTGTGAAGTAGCAACGTCCATTAAGCTCTGTCTTAGGGTCTTTGATTTCACTATGCGAGACAGATTTCTCGATAGACTCAATGGCTGTCTGGGTGATATCCTGTACCTCGTCGAAGATAACGATATCTCCAGCAATCCCTCGCAGGGCATCCCCATCAGCCCATGCTGATCCGAAGTAGTACTGTGAAGAGTTTTGTAAGCCGATAGCTGTCTTGGCATCACGCTTGGGAGAGACCATCCCTTCGAGGATGCCACCTTTGCTTTCTCGGATAGCTTTACGGAAACGATCATTTACATACCTTGTAGTTTGCTCCTGACGAGGCGCTGTATAAGTAATTGTTGTGTGCTTCCTCTGGTAACCGTGATAAATCGGCAATCGAGTGCCTGTCTCGGTTTTCTCTACCTGGCGACCTGCTACGATTACTACACGAGGGTGCGTATCTCGGTAGACGTCGAATAGGTGCTCTCGGTGGTCGAAACTAAAGGGTTTGCCTTTAACAGTTCCTGTTATTTCAGTGAACCCTATGGGATCTTTCATTCTTTCTTTAAGTGCAATTAGTTGCTCTTGAGTAGGTTGTTGACTCATTTTGCTGCCTCCTATATATTTTATTTGTAAGGGATTGACATAAGAATATGACTGAGGTAATATAATAGATAACGAAAGGGTGGTCTAACATGTTTGGACTATTTAATAGGAAAGAAAAACCTAAGAGGGGTATCAAGTTTAGAGTTAACGGAGTAGATTTCATCTGTGTAGGAATGAACGCTGGCTCTGTAGAGATGGCTATCATTCAGAGAGCTAAATTGGTTTACGCTAAGAATGTGCTGGATGGTCGTACTCACGGGATCAATCCTAGATGGGTAGCTGACTATGTGAAGGTTGAATACTATGGGGACGGAACTTGGGAGGTAGTCTAATGGAAGAAATACTGATGAATAAGTGGGTAGCTGGCTCGATAGCAATGGCGGTTGTTCTAATAGGAAGCTATGTGTTCATGTGGAGTAAACCTAGGAAGTGAAAATTTCAATTACCATACTGGGGAGGAATACTAATGAAGTACAAAGTAGAGATACTAAGAGCTAGTAGAATGTATGGAGAATCCTCTAAAGTTCCACCTACAAAGATGCTACCTCTAGAGGAAGTTAAATATTCTACTAGGGTATTCGATAAAGACTCACATAATGAAAGTAGATGGTTCACCGAGACAGATGATCTAGGGAAATTAATCGTTGAGTTACAAGCTTATGAGAAAGAAGAGATTATCTTTGGCGGAGAAAACAACTATTCGATAACTATATACGATGGCTACGTGGAGTAACCCCTAGGGAGGTTGCTTCTTTTTTTTTGTCTATATAGTCTGGTATGTGAAATTATAGATACTATGGAGGTAGAAAACTTGGTAGGCGTGCTCATGGGTAGTAGGACTGGGAGATAGATGCTATGTAGAATTTGCTATATAGAGGAAACTTTTTAGAAAAAATCTGGGGGTGTGTCTGGGGAGGTGTTAAATTTTCTAAAGTGTTCTATCTCGTCTATAAATATTTAGTATCGACACGGGCATACACCCCCACAGTCGTAATGTGATGGGGGTACCATTGAGGTGGTACTCTGGAGACGGCTGCCTCACTAGCCAACCGACTGGATAGCACTGAGACTGCTCAGATCTCCTCACAAGGCCTCGCACACAAAAGTGTAGACTCTTCGGTATGACCATGGTATGATGGACTCACAAGCAAGCACAAGGAGGCTGATGATAGTGAGAACGACAGTAACACTGATAGGCATAGTACTAATGTGGGTGGTGATGTGGTGCACCTACACAGGCTACCTCACAGTACAGTGCATGGCACTCACAGAGGCAGGGCTGATAGGCACAGTGTGGATGACTAACCTAATAGGACGTATGATGGAGGAGGGCTACTGAGGTGGCTCTCCTCTTTCACTTTCGGAGGTGCTTTACTTTCAGGGTGGGTACTTTCGGAGGGTGGATCATGGTAGTGGTGTACTTTCGTGGCAGTGCATAGGATAGTGCATACTCCGGAGGAAGAACCCTGTAGTTTCGCTAATGAGTTGCATACTCATGCGGTCTCTATGCATGGTGCTGATGAGTGGTAGTTATGCATGAGTCTGACTCACGGGGCATGAGCCTTAGAGCCACAAGGGATCGAGGGCTACTGAGGAGGCGATCTCTAGTTGACATAATTAAGGTTATAGGAAGTAACCTCAGGGGTTACACAGTCGGCTGCCTCGTTAGATTCACAGTTCGGATATTGGGTGGAAACCAAGTGAGCACGCCGAGGTGGGGGTAAGCCCCCTAGTAATCCATCTCAGAGTTCTTCTCCCTCGTGTCTACCCATCAGCCTACCTCCTCAGAAACCCCTTGAGACAGCACCTTTTCAGCCTTCTCCTGAAGTCTACCTTCTCAGCTTCCACCTCTCAGGTCACCTACCTATGAGCCAGCCTTCTCAGTTATCCATCTCAGCTTTCGTCTTGTAAGATTTCACGGAGTATACTGTCGGTTACCCGACGGACTTTACCATCTCAGATCAACTGATTAGCTAGCTCCTAATTTGACTAATTGATTCAAGGTCTAATGATTAAGGTCAAGTGAAGCACCTAATGAGAACGACAAATAGGTAACACTCAAGGTTATTCTACGTCGAGCAATCGACGAGTATACCTCAAGCCTTACCAACTAAGATAATTATACCACATCTACCACGATTTGTCCACCTTGTCAAGCACGACTTAACCTAAACGTAACAACCTGTCAAGTATACCTTACATTTACCTCCTCGTTTGTTACAAGTGTGACAACACAAAGAAGCCCTGCCTCAGCAGGACTCACTTAGTGCACTCTATATTCTCGGACTGGACAGGCACAAGCACTCCATTACCTGTGTTGACAACTGTGGTAGTGTACTCTCCAGTACCGACCATCTTGCCACCTCTCGAGTCACACTCCTTGTGCTGCTCAATGACAGCCCACACAAGGAGGCATGAGAACACTAGAGAGCCAGCTATTAGCAGGACTATAAAGAAGTCTCCCCAATCTCTAATCACTTGCTATCCCTCCCATGAGGTAGGTCAAGCTCGTCAGCCGTGCCTACCAGTGTCTCTCCTGCGATCTCTGTGCTATCCTCCGTAGCCCACAATATGGTCACTACATCGCCAAGCTTGTAAGTACCCTCGAGAGCGTAGTTCCCTATGTCCTGCTCATCACCATTCACATTGGCCAACACGTAGACACCATCATGGTAGCCGATTACCTCCATGCTTGATACCATTGGAGTAGGCTGACTCAGCTTGTCTCTCAGGGTTGGTTGCTCCATGTACTCTGCTGTTGTGATGTATGCTGATGATGCACCGAAAGCTAAGATAAGGAGTAGGCTGATTAGGAATTTGAAGTTACTCATCATTAGTTACCTGCCTTTCTGTCTAACTCATCTAACTGAGATAGCACAGCATTTAACTTAGCAGCTCTCTCTACTACAGCTTTGTCTAGTGTATCCTTCTCGTCTACCTTTGCGATCTCCGTTGCCATACTCACCATAATCCCAATCACTCCTGCTACTGCCACCATTGATAATACGATACTCATTTGTTTTCCTCCTCAGGGTTTGTGTGTTTCTTTGTTACATTTATCATGCCTCAGTCATACCGAGGTGTCAACTACTCATCGAATATTCTTTTGCAACACACATCACAGCATCCGCTCTGAGTCCGATATACTGCAGGATAAACGTACTCTCCGCAACCATCACAAGGAGGAATGTACTCACCATAAACAACACTCTTAGTATCTTCCTCTACAGTTACTTTATCTGTAGTTTCTGTCTCCTCAGTGTTATACTTGCTTGCTAGCGCTGACAGGATAGCTTCTAACTCGGTAACCTTCATACGCTTAGCGATCTTCTCGAAGTCTTCATTAAGGAATGTTTCTACCAGGTTGCGCGCTCTGTCTAGGCCACAGTCAATCGTTCTCCAGAATAGATTCCATGTGCCTCTCCAGTTGTCTTCTGTTAACTCATCTTTTATATACTCGTTGATAGCAAGTGTCATTTCTAACTTAGTAGCCATTGTGTTTCCTCCTCAGGATTTCTTTGTTGAGGTAATCATACCATGGTCATACCGAGGAGGTCAACACTTTTGTCAAAACTTTTTTTTAGATACCACCCAAGAAGCAGACACAAGTGTCCGATAGGTAGAGCTATGAATGCCAGCTTGAGAGCTACCCACATCAGCTCATACCATCAAACAAGACGTTGAAGTTGACACCCTTGTCGTTGTTCTTGTTGTTCGTACTCTCATTGAACTTTCTATCGAGACCGAGTGCTTGCATGTACTTGAGGAACTTGGAGTCGTAATCGTTATAGCTGTTGCTCTCGTCGATGATCTCACCAGCCTTAGCTATCTCCTTGCGTTCATTGAGGATTAGGTTCATGAGGCCACGGTGTAGGATGATGGTGTTAAACTCATCGAGGTTGTACTTCTCTATACCTATGTTCATGAGGCCAGTGTACAAGGCTTCCTCCTCTACAGTCATAACAAACCTAGAGTTAAGTCCGTGGACTAGTGCTGCTTGAGGGTGCAAGTTAGACAGTGCATTCTTCTTGCCTTCCTCAGAGACCGGCCCTGTCGAGTATCCTCCATGAGCAGCACACCTAGCAGCTCCCTCTACTGGAGGGTTACTACATATCTTCCCGTTAGCCGAGCTTACTGCTCCACAGATGATCGTTACCTTCTTGAGTTCATTCTTTATGTGTGGTGTTATCTTGTCCTTCCGAGGCTTGTCATACTTCATGTTGTTGATCTCTGCTACAGTAGTCTTAGCATCCTTTCGTAGCTTACTGATTAGTCTCTTCTCAGCGTCTGTCTTGTGACCTAGTCTACCTCCATCGTAACCACTCATCGTATCTTCCTCCTTAGCTTCCATAGAATCCAATCCTTTAAGCATAATAGGTTTATCCAGATATATATCCTCATAGTATCTTGTCTACCAATTTTATAAAGAACGCTATAGGGAGCAGCACAAAGGTACACATAAACATGCCTAGTAGATATTGTAATATCCCCTCGTACTCGCTCCTCCTGTAGAAATCTCTAACTCTTAGATGAACCATGAGACCGCCTCCTTAGTTTGTCTATTATGTTATCTCTCCAGAGTATCCACTTGATGTACACATATAGGTCAGGTCTCATAGTAGCCACCACAGTAGGCCAACTATTCCAGCAATCAATCCAGCTCCTATGAGTGCGTAAACCAATATCATACCTACAATAGCAAACCTAAATAACCACTTTAAATCATCCATTAGCCTCTCCTCCTCCAGATCTCTGTCGTGTTACCCTTGTCGGTTACTCTATCAGTGATTCGGTACTTGTCGTACTCGTAGAGTTTCTCTGTAGTCCACTCCTTGCACTTATGGCAGATAACTGAGATAGCTATCTCTCCAATGACATGCAACTCGGGTGACTCTTGTAGGCGGCCTACTGGGGTATTACAATGCTCGCATTTAATCATTAGTCTCCACCTCCTTGTCTTTATAGTAATCTTCTCCTCCACAGTATTCTAAATTTGCCTTCTCGCATAGACCGTAGAATATACACGTCTTACATTGCTTATCATCTCTAATACTCATCTTTGTCTCCTCCTTAGTTCCTCCTGAGCTATGCCTAGGTAGGTGTAAATCATCTCAGGGTTACCTAGTATGATGTCTCTCTCTTCTTTCATGTAGAGGAAGAAACCATACTGGCTCCCTTGGTATTTGCGGAATAGGTTACATCTCTTGAGGGATCGTTTGTCCATGTAGCCTTTTACTTCTATGAAGGTGTCGTACTCGGGGAGATAGTAGTCGGGTAAATAAGATTCTTTGTGGTCTCTGTAGTAAAAACGTTGGGGTTCGTACTCGTAGGTTATGCCTAGTGAGGTGAGTAACTCTGCTAGCTCCACCTCCCAAGTACTTCTAAACATTCTGTCTTCCTTCTCACTGTAGAATCTTAAGCCGTTCTTGTAGGTTTTCTTCTTAGGCTTATCTTTAGGGGATTGTCTATCGAGGTGAATCTTTAAGAGGGACATCTATAAGTAAACCTCCTTAGATATACTAATTAGTTCCATCTCTAGGAGTCCTTTTGTTTTAAGTTCTTGAATCAAAAGGACTATATGAGATGGATTCTCTTAAGTAATTTCTCTCTCGTTACCGAGATAGGTAAGTCTTAAGAGTTATTCTCTAGAGTAAAAGAAGCATTCACAGATATAGTACTTGCAGTGTGACAGGGTGTGACATACTTATAGAGACGGCACAAACTCAGTCACACCAAGGGTTCATGTCTATTTTGGCAACCTTTTAGCTTATATTAAATCTTTGTTACAAATGAAAAAGCCCCACCAGAGGTAGGACTCATTAGTCTTATTTGTCTTTCTCGGTATCTCTATCAGCACAACTCTCAGAGCAGTATACTGTACCATTCTTTCTCCAGTATAACCACGCAGACAGCTGACAGTAACAGTAAGCACAAGTCTCTCTCATTAGTATCTCCTCCTCAGGGGTTATACTTTAGTGTATTACAAATCATACCTGAGTATGACTAAAAGACAAAATTAAAGAGCCCTACCCAGAGGCAGGACTCGTAGTGTTTATTCTATTTGTACTGCCACGGTTACATTTCAATTGCTCACCTCCCTAGTTACTACAGAGACAGTGTTCATTAGTTAGCGTAAGCCTCACGAGTTTGTTTGTCCATCTCCATGAATACACGCTTACCATCTTCCATATCTCGTTGGATTAATCTCTTCACGTAAGTTGAAAAGTATTGCTGCTTCATTGCATAGTGAAACATTTCATACTCCATGTTGTCCGCCACGTTAAATGCTACTGATTTTACCTTCTTCATAATAATTTCCTCCTCAGGGTTATGACTGATTGTGGTCAGTCTTGATTAGTTTTGGTTGCTTTGCTTCCTTGAATTCATCATACTACAGTCATATTCTATTCGTCAACAATTTATTCTAAAAAGTTTGCAAAAAAAAAAAATAGAGACTGCTCGTTAGCGGTCTCCTCTCCTAGATTTCTCTGAATAGCTTTTGACTTCCCTGAGTACGAACAAACTGAATAGCATCAACGGGAATAGGTACATAACGCCTCCAATTAGTTCAACAAAGAAAAGCATGATAGCACCTGTGATGAATGCTAAGATCATTATCAGCCATGCTACCAAGAATTGTCCAATCAGTTTTCTCATAAGTGTAGCCTCCTCAGGGTTTTGCATATATAGTTATATTACCACAGTCATACCGATGAGTCAAGAATTACCTGAGGAGGTGCTGTTGAGAAAGTCACGCTTCATCCATGATATCTTTGATAGTTTCATAATCGTAACCTAACTCGAATAACTCTCGAACCAACTCAATAAAATCTTTCTTCTTAGTCTCCTTTCTACGCTCTAGCTCTGCTGTTAACTCATAAGTAGTATAACAAGATAGGTCACTAGTAGTAACCGTGAGATTACCACCTATCTTTCCTAGATCCTTTACGACTATACTCATCGTTTACCCTCCTCCATTTGATAGTGAATAGTGATTAACCTCTTGAGTTTGCCTTCAGACCAACCATTGTGACGTGCCTCGCTAGAAATCTTTGAACGGATATCCTTGCCAGCTAACTGTTTAAGTGCTAACCTACGGGCTACTTTATTGATTGATCTCATGAGACCTCCTCCTACTTGATTGGGATTATCTTGAAGTCATCCTGTCCGTACGTACCTAACGTGATATAACTCTCCCAGTACTTTTCTATCTCCCAAACAAAATCGTGGTGCCACTTGAAGGTCTTGTCTAACTTAGGTTGTAAACCCATAGTCATCCAGTGCCGTTGTTTATCGATTCTGTCAGTAGGTTCACTAGTCCACATCCATATAGGATCTTTATGTGCTTTTGCTAATTGTCGGTTACGTGTATGTCTCATTACAGCACCTCCACAGTTTTAATGTCTTCACCGTAACAATACAGTTCATTCCAAGTGTTAATTCTCACCTCTGTATAGCCACCACTCTTAAAGAAAATTCGTACATTCATAATTTGTTCTCCTTAGTTTGTGCTCACAATCAGCCAACTCAACAGGTATCCTACTGCAAACAAATACCCAACACAGGCACCAACTTTTAAGCTTCCTCTAGCCATTAGACTTTGCCTCCTCAGCGTAATACTTGTGTATCTCCTTTGTGAGTTCATCTATGCGGTTCGGGAGATTAACATAACCCTCAATAGACAACTCCTTAGATGAACATTCTAGAAGAGCAAGAGCACGTCCTAATAAGGTGTCTTTGTTCATTAGACGCTACCTCCATAGTCATAAAATCGTGAGTCATCGTGCTTGAACATGATGTGTCCTTCCGAGTCAATATTCACTATACAGCCTTTACCTTCAAAGATAGCTCGATAGCCAGACCTACATTGTTTGTCCACACCTAGAGGTAGGATAGCTTCAAATCCTTTTCTCTCCAGCTCCCTTACAGAAGCGTTTACTACTCCCCAGTTTTCCTCGTAGGGTTCCAACTCAAATATTGACATCTGTTCACTCATCGTGCTTACCTCCCGAGTTTACTTTGTGAGCCTTCTCGTTAACTACAACTATCATGTCAGCTTCGTCCTCGATCAACATCTCCATAGCTAACTCCTGGGAAAATTGACCTCCGTAGGCTTGTATTACAGAGATAGCTGACTCCAAGGAAACATATACTTTACTCATTAATCTCGTCCTCCTATGCTCACAAATTGCACTCTCAAGTCCTGTGCTACGTGCTTAGGCTTGCGGTTGAACTGATTAGAGAGACGGCCCACTAGCAGACTAGCGAGCGCTCCCTCTAGGGATAGATTACGAGATTTTATCTGATAGGCGTACTCCTTGACCTTACTTGAATACATAGTTTCTCCTCCTTGGATATGACTCAGGTAATATCTATATCTACGACAAGTCCACTTGATTCTCTGCGAAACAAATAGGTGTAAGCTGGTGAGGTTTAGCTGTATAGCCTTTACCTGTTTGATTAAAGACATGTAGTAATATATCTATGTCGTTCTGCTTAGAGATAGCTATTGCAGTTTCTCCCGTGGATTCTACATAAACGATGTCTCCCGAGCGGAACTCATTCAGCTTCCTGCCTACCTTGGCAAATGCCTGCTCGCGTTTGTACTCGGAGACTTCCTCGGGGGATAGGATCTCAAAAGTTACGTACTCATAAGGGTAAATTGGAGTTGCGATGTCTGATGTAGGTTGATTCCATTCTCCCCAGTATCCTTCGCTGTCTATCTTCTGAATTTTAGCTGTGTGGGTTCCACCTTTGAATTTAAACCTCACCCAGTCGCCTACTCGAGGGCGAACCTCGGTGAGGTTACCTCCAGTAATATTCTTGAACGGTGCTGTAGAGGTTTTCCATCCTTCTCCATTGTTAATGTTAACCTCTAAATTTCCCTTCAATCTGTACCATGCTCCGTTTACTTCTAGCACCTTCCCCTCCAGTAACGCCTCAATAGTCTCCTTGCCAGTATAAACCTTTAACTCGTCCACTTTAGATTCCTCCTCAAAGTTAATTACTTTCCAGTGACCTGTTAGTTTTGATACATAATCCCAGTCTTCTTTGAAATTATCCGACCAGATTCCATATACTCTACCTTTTGCTTTATCAATATCAGTTACATAGCACAACCACTTAGTGTTATCATAAAGCATCTCCACGATATCTCCCATTTGGATTTCATCTACATTGATTTTACTCATTAGAGAATCACCTCCCTCATGATTGTTTTAGCAGCACGGTAGCGTTCAGGATGTGATTCATTTTCGCCATCCCACATAGTTACGATGTAGCGACCAATCTCACAAACGATTTCGATATTCATATTGTTAGCCATTGTGTGAACCACGTTGCCTTCTGAGAAGAAGCTAACACCTGCATCCTTTAAAGCTGACTCCATTTCCATTAACCTTTTAGCAACTAAACTGCTCATTATCTCGTCCCCCTTTGTTTTATCTTAATTGAATCATACCATGGTCATACCGAGAAGGCAATACCTTTTCGAAAATAAAAAAAGAACTTACCTGAGTAGGCAAGCTCACTTTTTCTTTTTATCTTTAGCGGAGTTCTTCCATTTCTTGAGGTCTTCTACGCTAAGAGTGTCCCTTTCTTTTCTCTCGATAAGATCTCGTTGGATTAATCTCTTCATGTATGCCGAGAAGTAAACCCCTTGGTTTATTGCGTGATGATATAGTTTGTATTCTGTAGGGTCTGCCAGTTGAAACGCCACAGATTTAACAATTTTAGTTGGGTTTCTTTCTTTGTCTTCTTTGTAACTCATAATTATCTCCTCCTAAATAATCGCACCTCAGCAATATCTTCCCATATCACTGTATGTCCTCCAAAGTATAAACCTCGGAGGGTAATCCTAACTCGTTACATATACCCTTTAACTGTTTCCTTCTCAGCTCAGTACAGGTGAGCCAGACTACCGTAGGAAAATACCCAAGTTTCCTCGTAGCTGCACCTCTTTTGTACATACCATAGTATGATTGAGCTTTGACTCTATTCTCGCTCATCTTCTGAAGTCTGTCAACCTCGAGGATTTTCAGAAAGCCATTTTCCTCATAGAGTGTATCGCAGATTCTTGTCTCGGTAGCATCACCTATTTTGACCTCATTTTTCCAGTGAGATGGCATACCTGCATAGATAAACCATTCGTTTCTCATAAGTATGTGTCCGACAAATTGATTCTTCCTGAGTTGTCTCTTTGCTTGGACGTATTCCCTGCCGAGTTTACTCAGGTAGTACACTGTATCGTATCCTTCTCGGTAGTGAATCACATAGTCGTCTATCTCGTTGAGTATCCTATTGGTGTTCCTTGTCTTTCCTAACTGGTGGATTCTCTGGAGTTGGCTCCTAGTCAGAAAACCGAGTCTCCTCAATGATAAAAGTATCCTCTCTTGGCGCTGGCTCAGCGGTTTTAACTTCGGGGAGTTGGACATGGTGTCTCACCTTCCTCTTGTTATTCTTTATAGTATGCCTGATTTGCTGCTCGTTTACCCTGTAAGTTTGCACCAGATGGGTGTTGGCTCCTTGGATAAAGATCGCCCTCCCTTTGATATCTGGCAGCTCCTCAGCTCCTCCTGAGTCAAGTATTACTTTGGAGGCTACTGCCGAGCGTACACGGAAGGATATCACGGCATCACTATTCTGTTTGCACTGCCGAGGTAGCACGTCTCCGGTGGGATACTGGGTGGCTAGTATGAGATGGAATCCGAGGCCTGCTCCTAGGCGAGCTATCTGACTCATGTACTTCTGACAGGCTACCTTCATGAGCTTCTCTTCCCTATCTATTGCCTCGTTAGGATTCAACTCTCCTGCCTCGTCTATGATGATAAAGTGTTTCTTGTCAGTTACCTTCCTACGTTTGGATCTACGGAGTTCTACTTGTGTAGCCTTCATCATGTCGTACACACGAGATAGCATCTGTAATGCTTCATCTGGCTCGTAGGCAACTCCTGTGACTTGCTTAACAGTTTCGTATCCTCCTAACTCGATTCCTCCTTTGAGGTCAACTAAAGTGAATTTAACATCTCTAGGCTTACTCGTGAGGAGACTAACGATTATGCTATTGAGGAGATTAGATTTACCGTAACGAGTTCCGCCTCCTAGGGAAACATGGGGAGTCTTGGCGAAGTCTAATAGGATTTGCTCCCTCTGTTCGTTAACCCCTATAGGGACTTGCCAGTCGTCTCGTGGATTCACCTCCAAGTTAATCTTATAAGGCAAGCCGTACTCAAAGTGTAAATCGTACATAGCATACGCTATAGCCGCTCCCGAGGCGAGCGCAGCTCCTATGGTGAAAAACATAGTACCACTCCCTATTACTATTTAGTAATATTCCCTGCTATCTGGTTCCTGTCCTACAGAGTGCGAGCTCAGTAGAATCGGCTGTCCAGTAATGCTCGATGGGTTACACTACCGGGCAACCGATCTGGCACACTACTTATCATACTCAGGTATTACCGTATTGATACCTATGTAGGCAAAAAAAATAAGCCTCCCTCGGTGGGGACGCTCAAGAACTGGTATTCAATGTGGCACGACTAATCATAAATCCTTATTCTTTTTGTCTTGCATTTCTTACAAAACTGAAAACCTGTCCAAGACCATATCCAATTGTGAAAGCCTATTTTGCACCATAATGACTTTCTCATTAGCTTACCACCTCCTTATGTTTGGCTTGTCCTAGCTTTAACCATCGAGATAGCCTTATCGTGGTTCTCTGTAAAGATTTCTTTCTTACTTAAACCGTGAACCCTCTTAGCATGTCTTGCAAAATTAGGCTGCGAAAACCAAAACCCGCAAATAGGACATGGCAGTTCTTTTTCTACAGCATACTCTGTGGCATTAAATCTTTCAGTTTTACTACGTGACGACGACTTGGGGGTTGTCCTTTGTGGTGAAGATGACTTCTGGGGTAGTCGTTCCTGTAGTTTATTTGATACATCTTCGTAGTTTGGTTGTTTACAAGTGTCACCTAACTCGTTCTTAATGAGGATGTTAATTGCCTCAGCTATGCCTAGTCCGTACTTCTCACAGTGCTTCTTAAAGCTTGTGTGTACACTCTTAGGTATCCTCACAGACGTTACCTCTGTAGGTTCTTTGTGTGTAGTTCTAGCGTAGTTCTTCAAGATATTCATAATAGTCACCTCGTAGTTACATTGTACTACATGATGACGAGTTAGAATAGTCTAAAGTGTGACACCCTCTATGTGTCTTGATTGTAGTATCTTCTTTTCTTTGTTTAGTTTACTATTTGATCTGTCTCGTCTAATACCTCCAAGCATTCTATCAGATCGTCCATAAGCCGCACAATGCAGTTCTTTTGCGTAATCCTCGAGAGCTTTGTATTGTTTAGTCAATCGTTCTTGTTTCTTAGATACTTTATCTTTAAGTATAGGATTACTTGTTTTCCTAGGAGTACGCTGCTTCCTAGACACAAACACCTGAGCTTTCTCCCCAGTATTCCTCTGCCAGAACTCTAGAGGTGGCTCAGTGATCGCTCTCTCTATATCCCATTTCCTCTTGAGACGACCGTTGAGTGCTTGTCGGCTTATACCATTAGACTCCGCTAGAGCTAGCTGCTCTGGAGTATACGGCCTACCTGTACGATGTGTACCTGCTGGTCTCCCTCGCTTGACAACCTCTTTTGTACTTGCTTCCTCCTTAGTCATACCAGAGGAAACCCTAGTGAGGTAGGTGCTTCGTGATATACCACGTTCATGTGCGATGTCTATATAAGACGCATGCTCACTAGGTACCTTCACATTGACAGGCTCGGTGGTCGCACGCTCTAGAGGCCAGTGGTACTGGTAGTATCTCTGGTGGAGTAGGGCTCTGGTAATACCATTTAGTGCAGCTTTTTCGAAATGACATTCTTCTAGGGGTGGTTGCATACTATTTCACCTTCTCTATAGTCAATATATTTGACACTACGTAAACTACTGATTGACTAGTATCTGTTACTCCGTGTATTACAAAGTTTATATTTTGCAATGCACAGTTCATTATGTTTTCATAGTTAGTATTAGTTATAACTCTATTTGTTCCATTCACAAAAGTAATCTTAACTGTATCCATCAGTTTTCCTCCTCAGATATCAACTTGTAAACTAGCTCAACAATCTGTCTCCGTAACTCATCCCTACCCCAGTTGTTAACGAGCAGGTGATCATATTCGAAATCATTTAGGTACTGCTCAGTAGGCGCATTTAAGATTTCTTCAGAGACCGTTTCTCCATTAGCAATCATGCGAGCGATTCGTACTTCTTTGGAGGCGCACACCTTGATGATCTTACATCCAGCTTTCTTCACAGCTTCGTACTCGTTAGGTTGTCTCACATCAGTAAACACGTAGGTACGATGTCCTCCTTTGTCTTCGTCTAATTTCTGTTGGAACCATAGCATGCTTGTTGTAGGTCTAACAAATACGTCAGGATTCTCTGATCGCTTTCTTTTTCCGTACTCTTGGTAGAACTCCACAGGCTTAGGGTATCTAGGAATCTCTGGGTGCTCTATGTGGGCCATCTCCTTCATGGCATCTCCGAAAGCGAGTCGATAAACTGAGAAGCCAAGTTCTTGTAGAATCTCATACACAGTATCCTTGCCAGATCTCATCTTAGCGATTAAAGCTATGTTAGGTAACTTCTTTCCGAACGATTGTAAACTAATCATCCAATCTCCCCCTTAGCTTCCTCTACGATTTGTCTTGCTTGCTCCTTAGAAAACCCTGCTACGTACAAACCTCTCTCAGCAATACTCAGTTGTTTGTCTAATGAGACCGTCTCTAAGTCGCTGTAGTATTTGATAGTCAACTTAATGTGTTCCTTGGCAGCTTCCCTGTTGGGTCTGAATGCTTTGTTTAGTATAGACAAATTAGTTTCTCCCCTTTGTGATTACTCGGTCGTCCTCAACGGATATTACTCTGGTAATACTTTTAAACATAACAGGCCTCGACCAGCCGTGAACTATACGGTCACTCTTAGGGTAAGTCTGCCAGAGAGCTCTCCACCGCTTGTATTCGCTCATCTCATTGAAGTACAACTCGGTAGTACCAAATAATGTTTCTACTGTGGCTGTAATCATTTGACATGCCTCCAAGTCTTGTTAAGTTTTATACTACTAATACTTGGTCTGGCTACTCCGTACATTCTTGATATTTCGGCGCAAGTATAATTCTTAGATAGCAGATCTTTTATTTGCCTTATATCAGAGTTTGACAGTTTAGCTGATCCGTTTCTTTCTCCTTTGGCATTCCGTCCTCGCTCGACCATATCGTTTACGTTGTCTTGTTGTGTGCCTAATTCTAGATGTTCTGGGTTTATACACTTAGGGTTATCGCATTTATGTCTGACCATTAAATCATCAGGTATCTCACCAAAACACTCTTTATATATAAACCTACTCATCTTATATTTTACTCTGTTAAACTGAATCTCCGGATACCCTCCAACATCTAGAGTATGCGATGTACACTCAAAGCAGTTACTACTAGTGATATTAAAATCTATATTTTTCCTTCTGTGTATCCTACCATTATAATGTGGGTCTCCATATAAGTAGTCTTTATTGTAATGAGATTTACACATACCTTTACAGTAAATATTTTTCTTGCAATCACCTATGTTACATGAAGAACGCTTCACACCAAGGTTCAACTGAAATCACCTTCTCTTTAAGTTTCTCAGCTAATTGTGTTATCTCAAATTGTGCGCCAGCTTTAGGTTTTCTTTTGCTGTAGAAGTCTAACAATGCTCTCAAGTTAACTGTTAAGACTAAGTTGCAAGTTGCTGACTGAGGAAGTACTGAGCGAGCGTCCTCTTGGGGTACTCCTAAAGCGATTAATGTATCGTAGTCTGCCTGTATAGCTCTCATACTAGCTTTGTATACTGCCTCGGCTCCTGGTTTAGCCTTCACCTTCTCAGGTACTACATAGTCAAACCCTTCAGACTTACTGTCTGAGCTGAACTTTACGTAACGCTGAGATTGAACACTGTAGCTGAAGCCTACTCGGTGTCTTGTAAGTTGCGCGAGTAGTGCTCGAGATACTTCTTCAATTGCAAACGTAAAGGTAATATGTTCCAATGTAGAGGTGTGTCCTGACTTGACGATGTGTCTAATAAGTCTGTCTGCCTCGGTTCCTTCTTTTCCGTCTGTAGCTTTTGCTCCAAAGTATTTCCCTCCCTCTAGAGATACGATCTCGCTAGGTTTGTTCGGCGAGTAACACGTGCGGATGGCTGTCAGGGCTACTGCTTGGCCGTCTGTGTAGTGAGATAATGGTAGCTTAGAGTAAAACTCCTCAGATAACTGCGTATGTGCTAAAAGTGCAACCTTCATAGTTTAATTCCCCCCCCTAATATAATCTTTCTTGAATATTTAACAACTTCTCAGCCTGCTCAGTAGGTAACTCTAGAGCCAGCCCTATCAAAGCATTGTCTATATTGTTCACTGCACACATGACATCCTCCACGAGGTTATACCGTAGAGTGCTGTTGAGTTTACCTTTTAATTCCTCCAGCTTTTCGTACACTGAGGGAGGTTTGTTCTCCATATAGTCGTCCTTGCTAGCGATCTCCATTTGTTCTCGGTGGAAGTCGTCTCCGGAGCAGTGAATACATGAGCATGATTCCATTTAGTTATCTTCCTCTAGAAGGCGTAACGCCATCAGAATTCCCTCAACTTGTCCATCAAAGTAAGCTTTCATTGTGTAATCCTCAGCAGTTCTCATCTTTAGAGCGTAATATTTGTGTAGTTCCTTTAGTCTTTCGATTTTCTTTTCCATTTAGTCATCCTCCTCGGGGTGGAAGCTATGCGACTCACCCGTTTATTTTCGGTGTATCCAGTTCATCAAGCCACCGAGTCAGAGTCTAGTCAGTAACTCAGTAGCTTGTCCCTCGTTCCGTTAAGTAAATCATACCATGGTCATACCAGGAAGTAAACAACTAATTATCATTTTCTTTAGGAAACATTTCTACCTTCCCAGTACCGCTACAACCTTGACACTCTGCACCTCTAGTGAATAGTCCATATTTCATATAGCCACTTCCGTCACAAGCATTACAGTCTCTTATGAACTCGATAGCGCCCTCCTCAGGGATAACACTCTTGAAGACCTCGCACTTACCAGTATCAGCTACCCAGCGCTCTCCTCCAAACTCCTTCTCAGCATACCCACAACGGAACATCTGAACGTCTTCTCCTTTGTGATAAACTAACTTGTCTCCCAGTACGTGAACGCATCCTCTACAATTTCCCATTATATCGCCTCCATTAGTTTTCTTAGTTTAACGATAGAGCGTTGTTTTATTTTTCTAACAGTTGCGCTTTCTAGACCTATCTCTCTAGCAGTCTCTGCTCCAGTCCATCCTTTACAGACAGTACACTCGATTACCTTTCGAGACTGCTCAGGAAGTTCACTCATAACCATGTATACCTTTTTGATGTCTGTAGGGGTCTCTTTGTCTTCTAGAAATATCTCTTTGATTTCCTCTTCGATATCGAAGTTGTCATCTAAACCTTCCTCGTTAAACTTGATGTCTACGAGTTCGCCATAGAAGTATTTGAATACTCGTAGGTGAAGCTTTCCGACAATAAGTCCTTGTAAGTCACCCACCTTAGGGTCGTACTCCAGTAATAACTTTAGGAAATGGTAGACAATCTCTTGGAACAAATCTTCCTTATCTTCCTTGGTAGTTGAACCTGTGATGTCAATCTTACACTTAGCGCCTCCTCGGTTCTTACAACGAGTTGGGAATCTATAGATGTAGCTAAGTTTATCTAGGTAGCGATAGATGAGAATGACTCCTGCCTCGTTAGATCCTTCTTGGTAGGCTAGGCACAACTGCTTGTCCACCTCGGGGTCACGCTGGATAGATTCTTGCTTTCTCCCTAGTTCCTGCTGTAGGAGTTGCGCTTCTAGTTTTGGTAGCGTGATAGCTTTAGCCATTTAGTTTTGCCTCCTTAGTTTTCTTTCGTAGTTTACGAGCTTCCTTGAGGGCATCTACGGTTACGAATCCCCCGTCTATTTTGGAGTAGCTTAGTAGCACTAGCTCCAGTGGGAACTTGGCGGCGTAGAGTTTGCGCTTGAGTTTAAATTCTGGTAGAATTTGGCCTTTTATGTCGACCACCTTAGGGTCAGAATCTTTGTAGTACACAAGGAAGTCAGCCCGATACTTGATAGGCAAGTGCTTTACTCCCCAGTCGTCTGTGAATCCACCTTGGAGGATGAACTCTGGTTGTAAATCAAATCGACTTACAACTCCTTGAGCTTGCATCTCCTTGAGGTGGAGGTAGTATTTTCCCTCTACAGCACTATCAAACTTGATACCGTCTATCTCGGTCTTCTTGGCGTTATACTTTGAGTTACGTTGTCTCATTAGTCATCCTCCTCAGTTGTATTACTCTGGTCATACCGTGTACTACAAAGAGTTCCACCCAGTTCCGTCTCCGAAGGGTTTGCACGTTTCTTTATGAAAACAGTTGGAGCAACCAAAGCGGTCAGTCTTCTTAGCGAAGTTGTTGTGTTTGTATGCTAACGAGATAGCCTCCACAGTTTCTTTCACTTGAGCCATTTTCTCGGGTACAAAGAATCTTGCCTTAGGAGCACGTTGTCCTTTGTAGTCGTACTCATAGAGGCCGTCTCCTAGGTGAATAGCTGTCTGGAATTTGTTAGGAACTGGATGAAAATATCTGAGAAACGCTGGGTAGAATCCTGTCTCCTCATATAGTGCCTGTGCGTAAATAGCGAGCTGGAAGTCTTCGTTGAGGAATTGTTTACTCTTGGGGTTCTTCCCGCTTTTATAGTCGGTGATTGACCAATTCCATGGCTCCCCGAGGTCTCCATCTATTCGGTCAATGAACCCTAGAGCAGGTGGTGTACCTTCGATGAGTACTTGCTTGAATTTCTTCTCCACGAAGAGTGGTTTACTGTTGGCGTACTCTTGGAGATAGTTTTCGATAGCTGTTATTCCTTGCTTGTACATCTCGATGTATTGTTCTTTGGAGTCGAAATACTTCTTAGGCACCTTCTCATTGTTAAAATACAATTGGTTAAAGTCTTGGATGCAATTCCTACGTAGGTTTGCTCGCAGAGATTTACCTTGAACTTCAAATACTGTATGGAGCTGGCTCCCTAGTGCTGTATAGCGATTGCCTGAACGATTCTTTAACACGTAAGTTTGATACCAAGTTTGTTGACATTCTAGAAAACTACTAAGTTGCGAATATGAATAATATGGTAAAGGATAATTCATTTAATTTACCTCCAGAGTTTTAATCTTATTAGCTAGCAAGCTCTCGTTTTGTTTCTTCCCGTCGATCATTACCACCGAGTCAACGACTAGTAAGTGTTCAAACTTAGCGTACGTACTCGAGAAGACGACTACCTCACGCTGTCCTTGGTAGGTGTCTAGTGAGACGAAGGCCATCTTGTTTTTCTTCTTGTCTAGGAAGCTCTTAACCTTTGTGACTATGCCTCCTACTAGAACTTGTCCACCCTCGCTGTATTCTTGCCAGTTTCTAAAGTGAAACTTCTGAAGAGGGTGGCTAGTGATGTACACGCCTAGCAAGTCTTTCTCCCAGCTTGCCTTGGTTGTATCACTCCAATTGAATCTTTCCTTCTCTTCGAACTCCATGATTTTACTTAATCGTTCACCTTTGAGATGGAGATACTTAGAGTAGATATCACAACGTTCTAACTCTGTGTACAAGCTATCAAAGGCCCCTGCGAAGATTAATCCTTTCATGACCTTAGCGTTTAGTGTTCTTTTAGGTATACGAGATAAAATGTCCTCTAAGGATTCGTAAGGGTATACTGTCTCGCTAGTGAACCAAACCTCTTGTCCAGAATCTAGGTAGTCTTTGTATTTATAACGAGCATCCATAATAGCTTGTACAGCTTTATCTCCTACTCCGTTGATAACCGAGAGAGGGAATGTAATCTTGTTGTCGTGAGCTGTGAAGATTAACTCTGACTTATTGATATCTGGGGGGTTGAACTCGAAACCGTTAGACTTGATGTCTGCTAGCCCCTGAGCGATAACCTCTTTATCACCCATCTTGGTAGACATTATGGCAGATAACCAGTGAGCCGGATAATACAATTCAAGCCAAGCCGTCATATAAGTAATCATCGAGTAGGCTACTGCGTGGCTCTTATTGAATCCGTACCCTGAGTAGGCAATGATTCTGTCCCAAAGTTCATTCATTTGACTAGCAAACCCACTAGTAGGTAGCTCTCCACGGAGTCCGATTGAATCGTTTAAAAACTCCTCCCTCATAGCCTCTAACTCCTCAACAGATTTCTTACGGAGCGAGTCACCCTTCCCGAGTGTCCACCCTGCAAAGACGTTTACAAGCTTCATGACGTGCTCTTGGAAGGCGATAATACCTTTGGTCTCCCCTGTGACTTGAACCTCGTCAGGGTGGCTGTAAACCTCCTCAGACAGTCCGTTACGAATATCTATCCATCTCTGAGTATCTCCTGAATTTAACGCAGCAGGTCTTCCTAGAGAGGTAATTGCTACAATGTCCATGAACTCTTTAGGTGCTACTCGCTGACAAAGCCCTTGCATCATAGATGAACCAAACTGGAACATATTCTGAGTTTTACCTGTGGAGATAAGCTCGTACACTTTAGGGTCCTTAGGAGAACGCATAATCTCGTTAGGATCAATCTTTACTCCGTGTTCTGTCTCGATAGACTTAACTGCTAGACCTATCATTCTCAGAGTCTTTAATCCTAGGAAGTCGAACTTCACGCCTCCGAGCTCCTCTAAGTCGTCCTTATCCCACTGCGATACTACCGTGCCCTTATCGTTGTGATCCGGTAGATAAGTAGGGAAGTATTCTGCTATAGGTTCACTTGCTATGAGGACGCCTCCAGCGTGTTTACCTAGTTTGTCTATTACTCCTTCAAACTTACTGGCCATCCAGCTTATCTCACGAGCTGACACAAAAGCATTGTTGTCTTTCTGTTTGAATTTATCTGAGCAGGTATCCATAAAGTACACCAATCCAGGATGAAGCGAGCGAGCCTTCTCAATAGTCATGTTAGGCGAGTTATCGACTAGTTCGGTGATCCTCTTAGCTTCCTTGAAAGGAATGTCATAAACCATGCAGGCATTCTTGAAAGCTAACCTAGCCGTCATGCGTCCATAATTGGCTACCTGACTCACCTTGTCTGTGCCATATTTGCTACGGAGGTAATTGATGAGCTCGTAACGGCGTACGTCCTCTACGTCGGTATCTATATCAGGCATCTTAAAGCGAGATATATCTAGGAAGCGTTCGAAGTATAGTCCGTACTCTAAAGGATCTACCTCGGTGATATCTAAACAGTAAGCTACTACTGAGCCGCCTCCAGAGCCACGCCCGGGAGCAAAGATGATGTCGTTCTCTTTACCCCACTTGATAGCATCAGCTACCACAAGGAAGTAATCTACATAGCCTTTCTCCTTGATTACTGAGAGTTCAAACTTGATACGATCTACTACCTCCTGAGTCACTGGCTTGTACTTTCGCAGCATTCCCTCCTTCACGAGTTGGCCAATGTAGGTATTTTTATCAGTCACCCCTTGAGGTAGCGGAAACTCCGGCAGCAAATCTTTTTTCTTCTTGAGGTCGAAGTCTACCCTATCTAGTATTACCCCAGTATTATTTATAGCTGTGATGATTGTCTCACGGTCAAACCCCTGAGAGACGAACTCCTCTAGAATTAACTCCCCAGGTTTCATCCAATAGTGCTCTTCACATGGGTACGCAGGCTCGTCTGGATGCTTTAGCTTCTTAGCCCACCCTAGAGCTAGGACTCCTTGGTGTGCTAGGTAGTCTTCCTGTTTCGCATAGTGAACGTCTCCGGTGGCTACTAATTTAACTCCTGTAACTTCCGCTATATCAACTAGTACTTTATTAACTATTTGTTGCTCTGGAATAGGAGTTGGCTGAATTTCTAAGTAAAATCTGTCTCCAAAGATTCTTTCATACCTTCTTAGGTAACCCATAGCGTTTCCTCCGTTGATAATCGCCTTAGGTATAACCCCACTTAGACAACTACTCGTAGCGATAATCCCTTCAGAGTATTTCTCCATCATAGCCCAGTCAAAACGAGGACGGTTATGAAAGTGAGTGAATGCTTCCGAACTTAGTCTCATGAGGTTCTTCCAGCCTGTCTCGTTGATTGCTATCAGGACTTGATGGTAATTCGTTTTGCATTCTGGATCGTTTACATCTTCGCAGAGATAGCCTTCGAACCCAGCAACTGGCTTAATACCTTGTTTGCGGCACTCTCTGTATAGTTCCGGTATACTGTGGAGTACGCCATGGTCTGTCACAGCAATCCCTCGTTGACCTAACCGTTTAGCTTCAGCTACAAGATCAGATACCTTGGAAAGTGCGTCTCGCTTGCTGGCACACGAGTGGGTGTGGAGCTGAACGAAATCTAGTCTATCCATGAATTTACCTCCTCAACTACCTCTTTAGTTGATTTACCAAATTGTGATGCTATATTGATAACCTGTGGAATTGACTCAGTAGCCAACTCTTCTGTGAACTCTAACCCTTCTGCTAACACTGAGCAAGCTGTAATGTATTGCGTGTGTTCTTTAGTAACCATCGTAATTCCCCTTTGTTTAACTCTTAAGTAAATCATACCATGGTCATACCGTAAAGTAAAGCTTTTTAGGTAAAAAAAATACCTCCTCAGGGGTTAGTTGAGAAGGTAAGAGCCTACGTCGATTATCCAATTGTTATCGTCTAAATAGCTAACTCTGTGTTCGATCTCCTCGTGAGTCAGAAGCTCTACGATCTGGTCTCTAATGTCGTCCTCAATAACTGCCGACTCGTAGGTAACTAGGTATTGCATCTGTGCGATAATTCTCTGTAGACGGTTCATTTTGTTTCCTCCTTGATTAACCTCTGTAGGTTTAACAGACAAGCAATCTCCTCATGGTACAAATAGATACTCTTGTTATGGTTCTGTAAGTGACACTTGTATTCTAGACTTGCAGGGTGCATTTCTCCCACAGTAATAATCACATCGTTATAATAAAGAGTTACTCCTTTATAGTCACCATACGGTCTATGCTCTCTCATTAGTCTCTTCCTCCTTAGCATATCCTCTCAAGAACTGTAGCTGAAAGTATCCCATCACAGTTTCCTTACCGTTTATCCTGACTCGTGATACCTTGTGAGCTGGTATGTCTTCTAGTATCTCGATAGTTAACTCGCGGGTAGTGAACTTGTCCATTTAGTTCGCCTCCTTAGACTCTATTACTCTCAACTTTGTACTCTTCATGATACCCTTCGAAGTCTTCCTCGCAGGTACAATCTACAATGTTCTTAGCGCATACTTCACAATTAATTCCATCTCTAGAGCTTAAAATAAACATTAGATAACCTCCTCGTATGACTCCAGTAATACCAATGCGTGTTCGTAAGCATTCTTTTTCCCACGATAGTACTCTATGGTAGATTTATCTAAAGGCATTCTTATCTTCTTCTCACAAGTATCAATTAGGCTTTCTAGTCTTTGTCTCATTAGTCTCTTCCTCCCTGAACCATGATTTATTAGTTATCCTAGTGAGCTCGTATTTACATTGCAGACATATACTCGGCAGATGAATTACCACTCTCCTGCCGCACCTAACACAGGTTGCCTTAATCAGTCCAATCACCTACTTCTCCGAACTCCGGGTCTTGTATCTGCCTAGCTCCATCTATTCCGTGATGTCTCACGAGCTGGCTAAAGTGTTTCGTGAACCTAGGCATTGCGAAGTAGTTCATATAGCGCCTGATTGTTCTCTTGTGGCAAGACAAGTGCTCTGCCATTTGGGTAGTGCTTAATCCTTCTACGTAGTACAAGGCAGCCAATATGTGGGGATTCTTATAGGAGAACGAGAACTTGTCAGCTTCCTCCATGCGGTCATGCTTGTTTAGGATTGACTCTAATACGATTGTATTTTTCATGAGTTAGCCTCCTCAGCAGCTTTCATATGGATTAGGTTCTTCTACGATGTAACCCTCGTTAGGTACATCATTCACTCGGTGTTCAACCTCGATGAGTAATTGCTCTAGCTCGTCCTCTCTGATGTCGTACTGCTCCATGATTGCGTCGAAGATTTGATCTGTGTCGTAACCTTCGTAGTATAAATCTTCAGCTCTATCCTTGATGGCTTCGTGCTCGTGGTTGATTCTCATGAGATGGTAGCCTCCTTAGTTTGTAGCTTCATAGTATTACCTCCGTCATATTTTCTATTGAGTTAATCTTACCATGGTCATACCGAGAAGGCAAGTTATTTCCTAATCTTTCTCTTTAGCCATTCAATTCCAAACCATCCAACAAAGAAGAATATACTTGTGATAATGACATTGCTCCATAGAATCATTTTTCTATCTCCTTTCCGTACTTATTGTACCACTCCCAAGGCGTCATCTTGTTAGCATCCACCTGAGCTAGTTCCTCTGGAGTACAATCATCTGCGTCTTTACCTTCTGGGTAATCTAACACATAGATCTCAAACTTGTGAGTCGCTTTCTTGATAGCCTTACGGATACCATTCCTTCCAGCAGGATCATTATCGAAGCCTAACTCTATAGTGGTTACTCCACCTTTGAAGAGTTGCTCTACGTGCTCATCTGTGAAAAATAAACCTATAGGAGCTGCTACATTGCGGAACCCTGAGTCGAACCATCTAGCAGCATCAAAGACTCCCTCAACGATTTTAACTGTATTGTTTGCCTCCCTGACGTATTCTAGATTGCGTCCTAACCCAGTTAAGAAATATCCCGTATTAAGTGACCTCGGACGGTGATAAAACTTGTGAGCCTGCTCCTCTAGTGTAGCCCTTCCTGTAGCTCCAACCTGACGGTTATCTACGTCCTCCATAGGAATATATATCCTATCGACTAAGTCCCCTGAGAGACAGCTCTGAAGCCCCCAGTGAGCTATTGTCTCAGGAGAATATCCTCGGTACTCTGTGACTGGCTCGAAAGTCATCCCCTTAGGAGACCACTCTGGGAGTTCTTTCTTGTTAGCTCGCTTCATCATGAGTTCGATAAACTTCTTAGCTTCGTCACGGAAGTAGTTCTCGTCGATCTCCTCTCGATCCCAGTCTATATCGGTGATGCCTTGGAGGTTAGCTAGCCATTGTACAGCTTGCTTAAAGCCTATCTCCTCGACCTGCATAATGAGATCAAATATATCTCCAGAGCAGTGAGCTGAGTGGCAGTAAAAAAGCCCTGTATGCTTGTTGATTACAAACGAGGTAGGATTGTCTCCACCGTGAACAGGACAACAGCTCCGTAGCTCAGATCCCATGGATTTGATTCCTTGAGCGTTCAACTCCTCGAGGATGGCTCGTACGTCCATCTTATCGGTTAACCTCTTGACGATACTCACCAGCTATTCCCCCTTGCGTTTTTCTAATCCCCAGATTACCAAGATAGGCGCCCACATTAGGATTATGACTACGGTAATACCTAGTTGGTTACGTAATGAGTTAGCTCCTTGTTCATCTAACTGTCTGTCTATCTCACCAGACCACTTGCAGAGTGCTGCCCAGAGAGCACCGACTATTAGGTATATCATGAAAGGTGTCATTTAGATTCCTCCTTAGGAAAGTGAGTCCATTGGTTATTTTCTATAAAATAATTCTCACCAAACTGTTTCCACACTTGTTTAAACTTCCAATCATCCTCTAGAATAACTTGGTCGTCTCTCCAGTTATCTTGGATAATTTTAATTAGGCCTTGTTTAGTAATACCTTTCATTAGATCATCTCCATTCGCCAGTTTTTAGAGTCAGCCTTTATAGGTGTCCAATCGAGTTCCTGTCCCATACGTTGAGCACCTATCTTGAATTGCCTAGAGCAACCTGTCATAGCGTATTCTTCCTCCGTAGACTTTCTCAGGAAGCACAGCCTGTTAGCTAAGAATAAGATTCTATCTGAGCCGGCTACCATGCCCTCATCCATATCATCTTTCCCTACAGCCGATCTATTGAGTTGTACTGCTGAGATAATCGGTACGCCTAACTCTCCAGCAGTGTCCTTAAGTGAACTAGTGAGATATCCTAACGCCTGAAACTCTTTATCTCCTAGACTACTATCTGAACTAGGTAGTTTGATATAGTCGAATACAACGAGCTTGACACCATATTCCACTTGATACTTACGCACCAGAGCTTTAATCTTCTCAGGCGTAAAGTTAGGTAGGTATACATGATAGAACGGAGCCTCCTTTAGTTCCCTGTTAGCATCCTGTAGAGAAGCTATCTTGTCTATTGCTTTTCCTGCCTCGGTGTCTACTCCAAAGCGTCCTGTACGGATTTCCTCGTGGGGTACCCCAGAGATGATACTCAGTAACTTGTCTTCCTGCTCGTGTGAATACATTTCTGTATCGATATACAGGGTAGGAACGCCGTCCTCTATGCAGATTTTATTACACCAGTTTAGTAATACAGTAGATTTACCTACTTTGGATCTGGCTCCAACGATAGTTAACTCTCCATCAATCAATCCTAGAGTAGCTAAGTCGAACAGTTTCCACCCAGTCTTTAATCCTACGACATCCATAGGAGTTAGCAAACGTTGCTTCAACCTGTCAGCCGTATTCTCCCCTAGCTTGGTAACCCCTGTAGCAACTTGATATTCTATTGAGATGTCTCTAAAGTCACTCTCCACAGCACTAAGCACCGAGTTAATATCTGAGTCAGCATCCTTTTCTACTCGAGACATAACCTTTTGAGCCTGCTCATAGATCGACCTGCGAGCTGCTGCTTGCTTGATATTGTCAATGAACATCTGAGTGTTACCTACGTAGGGTGTCAACTTAGCTGATTCTATATAGGTTAATCCACCCATCTCCTCGATAGCCTTGTTAGCTTTCTCATCTGTAAACACTTGAGTAATACTAGTTGGGTCAGGCTCGTTGCCATTCTCTATGAGGTAGGACATGGCCATGTAGATGTACTTGTGAGCATCTACTGCAAAGTGTTCCGGCTTCAATCCAGATCCACTAGCGAGGATTAACTGGTCAGGTTTATTTAAACAGATCCCGATTAATGCCCTCTCCGAACCAGCTCGGTGAATCCTTTCTTTGGAGCTTATTTTTGGAGTCGTACTCACGCTCTCTCCCCCTTGCTTGCTTTATCCATCTAGCTTTTATTCTCATGAAAGCTTGTACTTTCAGTTGTGCATTTCTATTAAACTCTTCTATCTTACATGACTCCCAGTTATCTTCTACGAAGGAAAGTTCCTCAGCCGTCCACCCTTCAGCAGACAGCCAAGAAACCATATGAGGTGGGATCTTAGAACTCGACATTCTCTAGCTCCTCGTCGGATAGTGCTCCCTCTTTAGATGTGTTTACAGTAGTTTCTTCTTTGTCGTTAGCACCTAACGAGCCAGGCTTTAAGTTTGCTTGGTAATTCTCCTCGGCCATCTCCTGTACAGAGTTGTCGGCTTGTCCTACGTTGTTAACCTCTGACCAAGCGCCTCCGTTAGCTACGAATAAGCATTGCTCAGGAGTTAAATCCTCTCCACCTTTTAACTTGTGTAGGTCAACCTTCTTAGCCTCGTACAGTGCGATCTCTTCCTCTGTGAGAGGTATCTTAGTAGGGCACGCCATAGCGTCATACTCAGTATCCATCCAGCCGTTACCTTTTCGGACAATTGTTACATCGTAAGTTCGTAAGTCTCCGTGGTACTTATGGAGAGCGAATCCTTTCAACTTCTCGAATAGGCCTTTACCCTTGTCTAGTAGCTTAACTTCTCCAGTTGCCCTGTCGAGTACGTGAATTAGGTATTTATTTTTTAGCTTGCCGAATGGTTGCTTATCGTATCCATTAGCTTTAACGAACTTCTTACGAGCGTCACTACCGTTCTTTAACCCTTTGGCGTCTGCCTCAGCGAACACCTTAGCCATAAACTCCTGATTAGCTTTCTCTAGTAAGTCCTTGCCTTTACCTTTGTAGGGAATGCTTGTACCTTTTCCTTCGTTACCCTGTACAACCCACCACTCTTGATAGTAGTACGGAGCTTCATCGAGGACGCGGATCTCAGTTTCTCCCTCTGGAGTTGCTAAGAAGTCTAACTTGTCCTCTTGAGGTTGTCCGCCTCCGTTGTTTCCTTGAGTTTCTTCTCCTACTGTGTTCCATCCTTGGTTTGCCATTTGATCTACCCCTTTTCGTTTTAGTTGGTTGTTCGGCTTGGCTGTGGTATTACTCAGGTATGACTCATAGGTGTTATAAAAGCCAGATAGCTTGTCCTAACTGGCTTATCTCTATAGTACCATGGTCATACCATGGAGTCAACACTTTTACAAAATTAGTTCTAAAGTTTTTGTTAGCTGAATAGTGACTACATATTTCCCCTCGCTAGTGTCACCTTCAACGTTTAATTCAATCCCCTGCGCACCCATTTCCCTACTGAGTTCGATTTCTTCTTCCAGAGATGCGTTCTCACTTGTCTTGAACCCGAGAGAACTAATTAGTTTTAAAACCTCTGTATTCACTTTCTTGTCAAACTTCTCTAACTTTTCCTCCATAGGAAAACCTCCCCTTTTTCTCTGGTAAGAAATACCTTGGTAATATCATAGCTTATTTGGTAATACTAGTCAACTAGTTTAAGAAAATTACTGAGGTAATATTTTATAGGAACACTCGTTCTTATTATACACTGGAAAGTTTAACCTGTAAACAAGAAAAAGGAGACAGCTCGTAAGCCATCTCCTTAGGTGTTACTGTGCGAAAACTGTGATGATATCTGTTAGTATCTTCATGATAGAATCCACCTGCTCAGGGGCTAGAGCGCCTCCTAGGAGAACGCCTACCACAGGAACTAATACGTATGCTAACTTGATCGCCTTCTTCTTATTCATCACCTATCATATCCTCTCATTTAGTTTGGGACTGCCCACGCAGGGACTTACGAGTTAGTTCTTACTCAGGTCATAACTTTACAGGTAGTCGTAATGCCAATTCAGTTCGTCGAGCTGAGCAGTAAACTTGTCCATTGTGCCAGCTTCGAATCCATCTGTTACAACATAAGCTATTCCATCTAGTTGAGTGTGAATCTTACCAGTGACTCCTGCATAGGTCATCATGTTAGCCAGCTTAGGTAGATTATCAAATCCTACTCCGCCAGTTTGTACCTTGAACATTTTCGGCTGCTGAGATTGTGGTTCTCCTTGATAGTACCATCTGATAGGCTTGTTAGGGTTCATACTCATATTGATATCACACTTGCCAATCCCCGGAATACTTCCTGTCTCGGTGAACTGCCAAAGGTCACAATCAAAGGAAGGTTTAGCTCCGTAGCGAGGAATCCACACGAAGTCAATGTTCTTTACTTGTGAGCCACCAAACTCTTTGTACTTGTGATGACCTATATAGAGACCGACCTTCTTAGCTCCTAGCTCGCGGAGACGATCTACAAAGGCTTGAATACATTCGAGCATATTCGGAGCAGTTGAAACCTCTGCATCACATACCCATGAGGTAGCTGCTTTGTCGCCTACTGCCCAGAAGTCTTCTGCTTCTTGTCTAGCTGATGCTACACCTGAGAAGCGATTAAACATATAGTTGCCAAAAGGGATACCCTTATCTTTTATCTGCGAGGTAAATTGCTTGTACTTTCTGTCAAGAATACCTTGGCGTTCTCCGTTAGTGTTGACTCGGTGGCCATCTCCAGTGCGAGCTATGAAGTATCCTACGTGTTGGCGAGCTACATCAAAGTCTATATCACTATTGTGGTGAGAAATATCTACAACAAATCGGTCTGGCTGGTTAGGTGTAAACATATTAGTTTTCCTCCTTAGTAATTAAATCTTCTCTACCTTTAGCGATTAAGTACTTGTCGATACCTTCTTTTAAGTCAGGTCTCCTAGAGATAACAAAATCATAAGTGTACATACCATTGATAATCATTTGAGCCATAAAGTCAGCCATTGAGTGCACCTCCGATGATTAATTCTCCTATAGCCTTATTGAGTAAATCTATCTGTCCCTGTAGCCTTTCGACATCTGATGGAGTTGGCGGTTCTGGAGGATTAGGTGGTGCCTCCACAGTTTTCTTCCATTTAGAGCCTGTCCAGATAGGGTAATAGATTCCATCAGGTGGTTGCTCTAAAGTACACATAGGAGGTAGGAGAGGGGTTTCCTCTCCAGTTTCCTCGTTAGTTTCATACTCGAGCGGGATAATCTCGGTGAATCGTCCTTCCTCGTTGTAGCAATATCCATAGTATTTAGCCATATAGTTATTCCTCCTTAGTCGACTACGTAAGTGAAAGATAGGTAAACGTTTTTACCTTTTGTCCAGAAATTAATTCGACCATCCTGCATAATGTCGATTGCCAAGAATGTTCCATCTGTAGCAAGTGTCGTCATAGGTATGTCTGTTGTAGGTCTAACATCTGTTGGAAGCGTCGAAATCACATTACCTACAGCTGTAGAGATTAACCCTACAGCACCCCTAATAGTTACAGTATTACCTCGTCTGTCGGCTATTAAAGGTCTATTAGTACTAAAGTTAACAGCATCTGCTGTCAAGGTTAAATTAACTCGTCCGTCTTTTGCTGTGTAGTCTGTTTTTCTTAACAAGTTAGAATCAGCATTGAAGTACATCAACTCAGTATTTGCATTGTAGGAGAAAACATCTTTACTTTTAGCCCAGTTACGTAATCTCCAGAAGCCGTCCTTATCAGCAATCAACCCTAAGTCAGTAATGCCTCCCTTCCAAGCGTAACCACCAACCGCAGACGATACATCTTCAGTAAGGTTACCTGTCAAGGTGTCGCCTGCTTTGTTAACCTTTGTGTTTCCTAGATTAGTAGCGCTCGTCTCTACGTTAGTCAATCGAGTGTTCTGAGTAATGTTAACTCCCTCGATAGCCGTCATACGAGTATCCTGTGTAGTGTCGTAATTCTCTAGAGCTGTCAGTCTGTTATCCTGTGCAGTATTCTTTGTATCGTTTGCTGCCTTGGCTGTCTCTAGAGCCGTTACTCGTGTGTTCATACCTGTTTGGTTGTTGTTGACTGTAGTAGTTAGCGAGGAGATCGCTGAAGAGTTTGAAGCTATGAGGGCATCCTGTGAGGCATTCTTTGTGTCGTTCTCATCTAGGCGAACCTCGTGGCCACCTACAGAAGACTCTAGAGCATCTATGTCAGCAATGATACCCGAGTTAGCACCCTCTAGAGTAGCTATCTTCGTATCCTGACTCGTGTTCTTTGCTTCCACAGCATCTAAACGAGTGTCCTGTTGAGTGTTCTTTGTCTCAGTAGCTGTTACTCGTGTAGTTAAACTTGTGAGAGAACTATTCGTACTAGTATTGACTGTATCCTGTGCAGTCTTATTGTTCGCCACAGTAGCTGCTAACGAGCTAGCGCCGTTCTCCAGAGAAGTCAATCGTGAATCCTGTTGAGTATTTTTTGTATCGTTGGCTACCTTGGCTGTCTCTAAGTCTGTCAACCTAGTATCCTGTGCAGTATTCTTAGTCTCTACAGCAGTCAACCGATCCTCAATAGGTTCTAGATCCGGTTGAGCCTGCTCTAGAGCTAGCAACCGAGAATCCTGTGTAGTATTTTTAGTCTCAGTAGCAGTAATCCTAGTATTAGAAGAAGTCTGGTAAGTTTCTAAGTTAGCAATCTTTGTATCTTGTGCAGTCTGACTCGTTTGTAACGCCGAGATAGCTGTAGCGTTATTTCCTATGTTAGTATCCTGTGTAGCGTTCTTTGTGTCATTCGCTACCTTGGCTGTCTCTAAAGTAGACAAACGATTATCCTGTGTAGTATTAACTCCCTTGATCGCTGTGATATCAGACTTCATAGTAGGAATATCTCCGGCAGTTGTCTCCAGAGAAGTTAACCTACTGTCTTGTGTAGTGTTCTTTGTCTCGACAGCAGTCAAGCGGTTATCCTGAGTAGCCTGTCCGCTCTCTAGGTTAGTCAATCGAGTATTCTGTGCAGTATCACTAGCTTGCAAGTTACCAATGTTTGCAGCGAATGTTCCTTGTTGATTCTCCAGAGAAGTCAATCGAGTGTCCTGTTGAGTGTTCTTTGTCTCGACAGCAGTCACGCGAGCCTTTAGAGAACTTACATCCGTCTCTAGAGTAGTTACCCTAGGAGTCAGCGTATCAACGTCTGCCTGAGCGTTCTCAGCAGTCTGTTTGCTATCAATGAGTGCCTGCAAGTCAATACCATTTAGCATCTCCCCAGTAGCAATTACATTGTCTAGGTAGGGAGCAAAATCAGAGCTAGCCACCGTAGTACAGCTTGTCCCACTTTTCTCTACCCAGAAGAACGCCTGCCTCGTGTTAAATGTCTGAGCACCCTTCTTATATTGGACCTGCGTGTAGACTTTGCCTACATAGGTGAAAACTTGTGCGTTCGCTACGATATTAACCTTGTTAGGTAACTCTAACGTACCGTTACCCTGGAGGACGATATGACCGTCAGGTTTAACGTATGAGACTACTATATTGGTAGCACCTGTTAAGTCCTCAGCTACCTTTCTGTTGAATATTGAGTAGGTGAACTTAACTGACAGGTTATCCTCTTGAGGGATTGTAATGTCCTCGGCAGGCACATATTTGTCTACCAAGTCCATGTTAACGTTGAATTGAATTTCTGCCATATAGTATCCTCCTCAGGTTATTTTTGTACTTCTTGCCAGAGTGCTCGGAAGTTATCCTCTGTTCGCTGTTCTAACTTGTCTAACGAGGTAGCAAATCTAGATTGCGTTGTACTAATTTCTTTAAGTTGTACGGTCATTTCTGTTTGATGCTTCATGAGTTTATCTTCTCGCTCGTATGCCTTAGACATTTGCTCTCTATGAGATTCTTTCATCTCAGCTTGATGAGCCGCATTCATTTCAGCCATTCTAGCCTCAGAGTCTCTGTTATCTTGGGCTTGACTAGCAAGTACTTCTCTAATATACTTCCCCGCATAAATTAACCCTAAGATGAAAAGAACTCCGAAGACATACTCTGTTTTGACCAGCTCGGTGATCTCCTTTAACCCCATCTGTTCACCTCCTAAGCTATGATTCCGATGATCATATAGAAACTACCGATGTTACCTACTAGAACCTTCTGCCCAGCAGGTCTCCCTACTAGCCTGTCTCTGACGCCTTCCTCTAGCTTGCATATGATTATCGAGGTGTTAGCTGAATAGTAATCAAAGTCAACTGGTATACTTGTGGTAGCAGCTGAGACAGTACTATTCGTTCTCCCCACGAGGAGGGGGCTCTTATTGCTATCCTCTTGAGCTTTAGCTAATACGGCAGCGATAAAATCATCTTGCTGTCTCCTTTGGTCGATCATATTCTAACCACCTTCCTCACTCGGTGTTCCATTTGGCCTCCTACTTTCAAGTCCATTGACCAGTCTGTCTCTGTGTAGATATCATCTATTCTTAGGTTTTGGTACCTCAATTGGATATTGTTCATGTACTCGTGAGACGGCATAAGAGCGGTTCTAAAGATAACCTTTCCGTATGCCTGACTAGCCTCGTTAGCTATCCTCGCACAGTACGTATCGAGTATGCCTTGGTTAGCTACTTGGCTTACTTCTCTATAGTCAACAATATAGCGACCTACATTGACAGTGCTCGATAGGCTGCCTTCATTGGTATTAAATATCCTACTGTACATTCGTTCACCTTCGGAGTCAGCCTGTTGTGTTACAACAAACACGTTAGGCACATCATGTATATCAAACTCCTCCTCGGCTTCTTTGTAGATAATCGAGAGTTCATCGTCGATATACGTGTGGCTCGTAGGTCTGTCTGCTGGGGCCTTGTAAGGTTCCGCTCTCAGTACTCCATTGCCGTCTACATAGAGTGGCGTATAGTTGATAAACATGAGCATGGCGTTAATGACATTCAACCAAGTGTCTCCTACGTTGAAGTTTAGCGTTCTATCTAGGTAAACGTTAGTGCTGTTGCTTATATTGACAAACGCAGCAGGGAAGCTGTATCCGAACTTAACAGGTATTGTTGTGTCTGTTCCTGTTAGGATCTCAGTAATCAACTCAGTGACTTTCTTTCCTCCATTAGAAGTTGTCTGGAAAGCATGTATCACCTTAGCATCTGCCAAGATAGACAACTGATCATAGGCTTCTATCTCTCTGTAGACTCTAGAGCCTTTGTCCTTCCTCTTAGGTGAGTTGAGGAGGAATATACCTAGAGATCGTTCTACAGTGGATGCACCGTCCTTGTAAATCATGTAGGGCCTAATCCGGTCTACTCGATAGTCAATACTGTCTGTCAGAGGGTTCTTTCCTTTGGCGTTGTAGTTAACCTCTATACGAAGGTCTACGAAGCGCGGAGTCTTGTCTCCTAATGATACCCTGTCGAACTCCCACTTGAGCCTCATCTTGAGATTAGCTGAGCTGGTGCCTCCAGAGATGGTCGATATGTTAACTCCGTTGACTGCTAACGTGTAGGCTGACCAGGTAGTACCTCCATCCGTACTCGTTTGGTAATACAAATTATTTATCGGACGGTTAACCTGTGAGGGGTTGTATCTAGCGTAGATTGTATCGAAGTAGAGTCTTGCTTTCTGGAAAGTAGGGTTAAACCCATCGACTACCTTGTTGTAAGAGATATCAAATACCTGAGAGATAGTAGAACCTGAGTTGCTGATTCTCTTATTTATCACACTGTGGATATACATGTTACTAACTTGTATTTTAAAAGTTGATGCCGTCTCGTAGCCTACAGCGATTGTCCAAAGAGTAAATGGGTCTGTAGTACCTAAGATATCTACTTCGTAGTAACCCTCACAGAAGTACCAATTATTCCCGAGAGGCTTAGTAGCTATTTGACTATCATGCACTCTATAGTTTGGGTACCAATCATTACCCTCGTTAGCTTTGTTTGTAGGTACACACCAGACGAAAGGTTTATTAGATGACACAACGCCACCTATCTCTAGTTTGTAACAGAAACAAAAGTATATCGTTTGGCGTTGGACAGTGTAGGTGTTAAACTCAGAGATGATCCCTGCTTGACCATATGTTGTATTAGTCTTACTTATGGTCTGTGAGTTACCATAAGCTCCGTTGCCAGTGCCTGCTGTGTATGTTACACCAGTTAGTGCACTAGGTTTAAACACTTTCCAGTTTTCCCATATCGTTCCCTGAGGTACAGTTTTTATCTCACCAGTAAACTCTGGGTTCAATCCGTTATACAGTGGCGCCCCCTGAGGTAGCAACTGCCCAGTACTGGTTCCTATCCAGTTATCTGTTGACCACCCACTAACAGGGAAGTTAAGAGTCGTATAAGTATTACCTGCTGTGATGTTTATATTCTCTGGAGGTGGCGCTTCTTCTCTAAGCTTGAAAGTAGCTGTCCTATGGATACTCGCTTCAGCATTAAAGGATATCTTCCCCTCAGCGATATTGCTAGCTTCACCCTTTTTGACATTGTTCTTATCTAGGATATCGTACCTAAAAGATATCTCCCTAGTACCTTCATTAAACCTCGCTCGTGACACCATAGTGACAACTCCTTTCTAGTTAATACCTTCACCGTCTATCTCTGTTAGTGTCGCACTCATGTTGTACCCCCCAATGTAATCCGAGACAGATACATCAGAGCATACTCCGTGGAAGCTTCTGCCGTAGTTATCTCTATACCAGAAATCATTATCCATTAGGACTCTTTCTATATCGTAAACTTCCTGAGTTGTTTCAACCCACCAAGTTAGGTTTACTTCTTGGCTTCTCATCATGCCCACCTCTGCAGCAGGCCTTTTTCTACCAGCAAACTCCATGAGTTGAGTCTCTCTTCCTCGTTTGCCACTCCTAGACTGAACAACATTTAGTTTTGTCTGAGTCCACTGTTCAGAGTACGGAGCTATTGTGACAATGTCTAGGCACTCGGTATCTACACTGAACCAATCAGGACTATATGTCATACCAGATCCATCTGCATTAGTCACTCTCATGCGATACCAATAGCGTGCTCCAGAGTTGGGAATCGTAAAGTCTGTCATATTAGTTAGCGTCCCTCTAGAGAGTTTCCTAACCACTTTAGCTTTATCTGGTGAGTCGTAACTATTAGCTCTATCCAAGTAGACAATATCTGAGGAGGCGCCTCCAGCATAACTGAAGGTCACCACAGCATTGCCACTTGAGTTTATTGTAATTCCTGTTATCGTTGGTGTTCCTGCCATAGTTCCCCTCCTCAGTATTTTCTAATTGATTGTTGTAAGCCTGAGTAGTCCATTCCTCCGTAGCCACCGCCCGAAGTGTTAATTACCTGCTGAGTCACTCTATCCTCGAACTCCTCGATTCCTTTAGAGTCAAGACCTACAGTGCCGTCTACTTTGACTATGTGGTTGACTGTCACGCTAGTTCTGCCTCCAGTGAATGCTTCCAAGCCTGTGCTCGCTAGTGCTACACTCGCTGTGTCAGCAACTCCAGAGAAGGCGCCTCCGATAGCACGATCCATAGCTGAAACTTTAGTGAGCGCTGCCTTGTACCAAGTAGGGAAGAACGCTTCACCTGATTTGTCTAGGTCGCTAAGTGGGCCTTTCTTCGCAGGGGAGAACGGTAAGTAAGCTCGGATATTTTTCATTCCTCTAGCAACAGCATCAGCAGCGTCTCCAAAACCTTTCCAGATGCCATTCGTAAACTCACTAAGTAACCCCTTACCGGAGTTATAGAAATCACGGAAATATCCAGTAAATTTGTTGACCATCTTTCTGATACCGTCTGCTGTGTCATTAACTGCATCATTAAAACCATTCTTAACAGAATCTTTGACTCCATCAAGCATCCTCTTGGCAGCCCTCTTCATACTTTCTACCTTATCCTCAGCAGCTTGAACCATGTTATCCCATTTCTCTTTAGCATCACTAACCATCTCATAGAGCTTCTGTACGGCATCTTGCTTTAGTTGTTCATATTTCTGTATAGCCTTTTGTTTCATCTCTTCAACTTTGTCTTGTGCGTCTTGCTTCATTTGATTCCATTTATCTCTTGTGTCATAGTACAACTGGAGCACTTGCTTGACAGCTTCTTGCTTTAACCACTCATACTTTTGGACAACTTTTTGTTTCATCTCTTCAGCTTTGTCCTTAGCGTCCTGTACAGTTTTATCCCACCACTCTTGAGTTTCAGCCCACCACTTTTTAGCCTCGAAGACCATTTTACGGTAAGCCGCTTTAACGATGGTAACTCCTAGATCCCAATATTCTTCTAGTGTAGCCCACATCTCTTTACACCACTTAGTTATCTCATCCCAGTTTTGATATAAGAGAACGCCTACAGCAATTAACGCAACGATGAGTCCGATAACAATACCTATAGGATTAGCCATCATAGCAGCATTCAATCCCCACTGTGATACAGTCGCAGCAGCAGTGGCTACCCGAGAAAGTCCTAGTACCGTTGTTAATAACTCAATCCCTTTAGCAATCGTACTCACAATCATCATAGCTTTAAAAGCAATATTAGCAGCTATTACCCCAGCAGTTACACCTGCAATAACTGGAGCCAATAAATCCAAGTTGTCTAGGAAGAACTTAACTGTATCGTTGATTAGCTTTAAGACAGTATCTAGTGCGCCTGACTCTCGAGCCCACTCTAGGAACTCAGTAGTCATCTTGATGATTTGAAGCGAGACAGGATAAAGCCCTTGGACTAAATCCCATAGAGTTAGAACGATCTGACCTATGAAGTCCATTATGATAGGCGTACTCTCTTGTACTTGTTTAACGAAGTCTTGGAAGGCAGGGTTACTTTGTAAACCCCAAGCCCAGTCAGCAAACTTCTTAGTCAGGTCTACCATGCCATCTCCGAGTTGCATACCTAGTGGAGTAAAAGCCACCATGATTCCGCCGAATCCACTCAAGATGTTACCTGCTGATTTCATTACCTTCTCGAACATCGGAACTGCAAAGGTGTTCATGTGTTCGAAGAACTTGTCAGCTTTACCTTGCTCGATGGCTTGGTTCATCCACTTCATCATGCCTACGAAGGACTCACCGACTCCTTGGAAGGAAGGGAATAGTCTCGTCATAGTATTGCGAAGAAAGTCTGTAGTCTCAGCGATTAATCTCAAGTTAGTCGGAGTCATTTTGTCTTCCATCTCTCTCCAAGCATCTTTGAGGTTGTTGATGGCAACTACTGCTTGACGTTCCTCTTCAGTCATACTCTCCATGATGGCCTGCACCATAGCCATCGCCTTAGCATATCCCTTTGTGTCACCTGCAATGAGGGCGGCATTCGCCTTGAGGTGTGCCTGCTCAAGGTCATTCGCCTTCTCGGTGGTCTTCACAAAGGTTGAGAACGCTAAGGCCCCGAAGCCTGCGGCGGCTATCCCAGCAGTACCAAACAATGAAGCAACAGCTCCTAAACCACCTAATAGAGCTGGAGTCATTCCGGCCGCTGCTATGGTGATTAAGCCTATGATGGCTGCCATCTTCTTAGCTTCTGCTGAGGTTTGCCTAAAAGTGTTACTAGCTCTGTCCTGAGCCTCGATAATAATATCTATAACTGAAGCGATAGTTCTCACCTCCTAGCGATACTTATCAGCTACATTCTTACGAGCCTGCTTCTTGTCGCCTTTCTTCTGAGCTTCCGACTCATATTTGTTTTTAGCGTTATGAACTAGCAAGAGTGCTGCTATGTCTTCATGCGACTCAGCTTTAATCTCAGAAGGCGTCTTATGTAGCAAAGTGCAAAGCTCGTACATCTCTATCTCTGGGAGGATTCCTTTGACAGACTTGCCTCCCACTAGAGACTTCATTTGGCTATCTATTTCTTTTTTTTCTTATCAGATACATCTCCAGCTACCTTGTCAGTAACTACCTTGACGATCTCAGCGGCAAACTCTGGGTCAAATACCTCATCGAAAGTATGGATCTCGATAGGCAACTTCTCACCAGATTCATCTGTAAAGTCCCAATCCACAATAGATTCAACCGTAAGAGCTAACATCATTAGAGAAGCGTCGATATCGACTTTACCACTCTTAGAGTCTACCTTTGTAACTTCACCTTGGATACGGCGTTGCGCTCCAAAGGAAGGCTTCTTATAAGTAACTCGTACTCCTTGTACCTTCTCTGTGAATGTCTCCTGTTTGTTTAACCATGGGAATTGTTGCTTAGTCATTATAGTTTCCACCTTTCGAGTTTTAGTATTAAGGGAGACCGAAGCCTCCCGAGTTTTATACTGTTAAGTCTGATACGTCTTTAGAGCCAATCTTCACAGAGATAGTACGGAACAGTACATCTAGCTCGTAATCTGTTTCTCCATCAGCTTCAACACCTAATGAGTCTGTATCATATTTAGCACCACCAAGAGTAATCTCAAAGTAGTTCGCTGGTACGATTGGATCTGTGAATGTTAACTTCATAGAGAACTCTGTTCCGTTACGAAAAGCCGTACGAGTAGTTGTATCCATAAGAGCAACCGTAATAGAGCCGGTGATATCCACCACACCTTCATTAATATACTTAGGGACACCGCCATTACCAGATTGCTTCATGATTGTAAATAAAGCCTCTAAGTTATTACTGATCTCGAGTTCAAACTCCTTAACACTAGCTGACGGTGTAGCAGATCCATTGGCAAGAATGTCTCCATCTGCAAAGGTCATAATCTCGTTAGTTGGATAATCATATGAGCTAGCTGCTGTGGCACCATCAACCGCGTCTAACGATTGGATCTCAGCTTCTACCTCTACGACTTCACCTGCAGAGCCACTAATCGTAAGAGTATCGATCTTAGAACCTACATAGTTAGTAATAAACGGAGTACCATTCACACACATATTAGTGTTAACCGAGAAGGTAGGAAGCTCTTGGCAACGCCCTACGTTGGAGAATGTATGAACCCAAGCGTTAGCTGCTCCTGTCTTAGTAACTGCCCCACCTAGTGCGTACCATAAGATGCGTGGATCTTGTAAGTATCCACTCCATGTAGCTGTAACCTCCTGGCCTAAAGGCTTATGAGATACAACTGTACGAGATCCGATTCCTCGAATAGGTTCGTGATTCTTGTTGATTTTTGGCTCCCAGCCAGAAGTAATTCCCCAGCTCTTAAATGTTCCTGCTGCTGGAGCAGTACCTTGAGTAGCTTCCTTTCCGAAGGCAATCAATGTATCGTAACCTTGTGTTTGTCTAGCCATCTATTTTCTCCTCCTCATCTTTCCCCTTGAAAGGCGGGGCTTTCTTGAATCCCTTCTCCTTGAGAGAAGAAATTAATTCCTTATCGAGCACGTCAACAATGAAGCCTTTCTCCACTAGACCATAAGCCGGATAGAGAAAGTTCTTTGGAGTGTCATTGTCGTAGATTAACCGCACGAGCAATCACCCCCTGAGTCTGTACCACATTGTGGCTTATCTTGAATCATCTTTGTAGTAACCAATAAAGGCACCTTAGCTCCTTGGAGGAAGTTCACTTCTCCTTCTTGGACTGTGCCGAATTGGATATCATCATCGAGCTTAACCTCTTGGAATCTACCTCCGAGGGTTCTATTCTGAGCGATGTAGTATTCTACTTGGCTTGTCAACCACAAGCATTGCTCCTCAGCTTCCATCCCATCTAGTAAACTCGTATAAACCCAAAGATTTACAGAGATAGTTGATTGATAAGTTCCACCTATAGCGATCGCCTTACGAGTTGGTCTACCGACTATCTCAACAGTAATAGCAGGGAATGTAGGTAGCTGTTGGAAAGGAGCTCGGTAGACATCTACTTTGTCATCACTTGCATTGAAACACTCGATGAGGTAATCGGCTATATGTTTTTTAGTTTGGTTGTAAATACCTCTAGTGGTTTCCATCGTTTACCTCCCTCACTAGTTCATCTACATAGTCATCGAACACTCGTTGAATCATCTGTTTATCTACCTCATTGAAGTATAAGAACGGTCGAGCAGGCACAAAAGTACCCCAACTAGTCCTACCTCCGTGGTGATGCAAGTTAGCCTTAGGAAGACCTGACCTAATAGTCAATTTCTTCTTAGATAGCTTGTTAGCAGCTCCGCTTGTGATTGACTGCTTGAGCGCTCCTGTATCGTTCAATGGCTTTCCACCAACTCTGTGAGGATGAATCTGAAGAGTGTAGCTACTGAGAGGAACCCATGCAGCAGTTCTAAAACGATTGCCTATCGAACGCTCCATGTAGGTTTCAGACCTACGGAGAGGCGTCTTGAGATCGTCCAGTTTGCCTGCTGCCTTGAGCATCCTTACATCGAATCCATTGAGCTCAACTCTCATGCGTCCGTTATTGTTAGCCATCTAGCTCACCTACCAATAAGGATGACACCGATCAAAGAACGGCTCATCATCATTCGTAGTAGCGTATCCATTATTCCACGTAGGCAAAGGCTGCACTACGTTTCCATCCTCATCAATAAGAGTCATATCTCCATTGAGGATGTCTTGCAGGAGTTTGTCTAATCTAACTTTGAGGTCTTTGTAGAACTCATCGAGGTTTGGTTTCTGTGAGGTGTACATACCTTCAATGAAGAAGTATGTAGTCAGGTCGTTGGCTACCTGTTTGATGAGGGGTGGTACTGGGGAGAACGGAACCTTGTAAGCTTTAGCTAGGATACCGTTCATATAGACCGTAGTTTTATCACAGAAGACTTGGATGTCTTTATCTGAGATGGAACTTGGTAGCTGTTGCCTGTAGGTAGTACGTAGATCTTTCGGAGTACTATAACTCACTTGTCATCACTCCTTAGCTTTAGACTTGGGAGCAGGCTTCTTGGTAGGTGCTTTCTTCTCTTCAACTGACTCTGCATAGTCAATACTAATGAGGTGTTTTCCGTACTCGTCGTTTACCTCCAAGATGTCACCTACTCGGTTGAATAAACTATCTATGGCTTCCACTTTAGCTTTAACCTTCATAGCTTTCACTCCTTTCTTCTCTTGTCAGAGATTCCTCTTTAGCAGGTAGAATGGGGGAGTATCACCCTACTAACTAAGAATCTCTGAGAAAGGAAGAACCTTTCCCGACTAGGAGATTTCCAGCCTACACTAGTCCATTCAGTAGAACGCCTAGCGAGTCCAATGCAAACTCCACTAGGCGAAGTGTTTTATATACCGTTTTACGAATCGTACGAAACGGGTTGCCTTTAGAGTCTGTTTCCTAGACTGTCAAACTATTAAGCTGTAATACCGTTGATTACGAATACTGCACGAGGGTCTGTGATGTAAGCCTCTGTGTATCGAGTAACACGACCAATAGTAGTTTTGTCTTCTGGCTGGTTGTAAGTCTCAGAAGTCAATGGTTCAGCATCAGCGATCTCTCCAGCCATTCCACGCTCTACAAGTAAAGCTTTGTTGTCTGGGTAATTTTCATCTACTAAGATAGATAAACCTAAGAAGTCAGCTAAATATCCACGTAGTAATACGATGTCTGTACCGTTTTGCTTGAAAGCATCACGAACAGCTTTAGACTTCAAGAAGATAGCTTCTGTAGCAGCAGATACAACTACAGTATCTAATTTGTAGCCAGCCTTCTTAGCTGCAGCTTTAGCGTCTACTAAGTCATTGATTAGGTTGTCTCCACCTGTAACAGGATCATTCCAGCGGTTACCTGTTTTGTTCTGGATGTTCTGATTGCCTGCAGTAGCAGCTGCGTGTAAGCGATCATAAGCCATTGAGTCAACCATAGCGACTACTGAGTTAGATAATTTCTTGAATGCCTTCTCGAAGTAAGCGTTAGAACCCCACTTTTGCATCTCATAAGTGAATGCAAATTCTAATCCGTACTTGCGAATCATAGCTAATTTAGCTTCCTCGCTTAGTCCGATACGCTTAAATCCTGAACCTTCACCAACTTCTGGTACTTCCTCGTAAGTATATAAACCGTTAGCGTCTGTATCAGCATCTTTAAAGTACTTGATAGCTAAAGCGTCTGCAGTTGTCTTAGAGAATAACGTATCAGCGATGAATTTCTTTTCCGTTAAGTCACGAATACGAGCGTCAATCATGACTTTCTTTAAAAGGGGGTGAGAACCTAAAGTGAAATCTGACATGTATATAACCTCCTGAGGGTTTAGTTTTAGGGGATACTGAGGAGTAATGCCTTCTCTACGGAACGCCTCCTCAGTTTGTTTCTATGTGGTTGTCAAAGAGCATCCAGTTTAGACTCTTGTCACGGAGTATTACCTAGGTATGATTTATGCCTTTAAAGCAAGAATTCCGTATCCAGCAACCTTAGAAGTAGCAGATACCACCATGCCAATTACGTCTCCAGCTCCTGCAGCAGCATAAGTACCATTAGCACCTGCACCTACTTTGTCTCCAGCAACTAAAGGTGTAGCTGGTTGTTTAAAGTAAGTAAGGTTGCTCTTAAGAATAACTGTTACCTTTTCTTTGCGGTCTCCAGAGAATCCAACATTTGCATAGTCAGGCATACCCACAAAGGTAGGGATAGCTGAGTTACCAACTGTACCTCCAAAGACAACTCCTAATACTTTTGCAGAAGCAGCAGCAGCAGGACCTACCTCCATGTTTCCAGTAACTTCTACTACGTCACCCGCGTACAATGTTGTCCCAGCTTTAACAGAGAAAGTTAATCGTTGGTCTGGTTTAATGTGATATTCAACTCGGTTTTGCGCCATTAGTAATTACCTCCCTTATAGTGATGCTAAGTAGTTTTTATATTCTTCAGACTCGCGGAAGTCAGCGTGCTCTGGAGCAGTAGCCTCAGCGGGTTTCTCTGGGTCTTCCACCTCAGCAACTTCTTGGAACTCGACAGCACCCATGTTAGACATGAACTCTTCGAATGCCTCAGCTTGTTCCTCTGAGAATGAAGCTAGCAATTTTGTAAGTGATTCCTTCTGAGCCGGAACCGTCTTCTTTGCTTCTTGGAATTTCTCTACCTTAGCAGATACTTTCTCCTCAGCGAACTTCTGTAACTTAGCATCTGTAGCAGCCATCTTAGCTTCCATCTCTGAGAACTTCTCAGCATAAGCTTTTTCTAACTCAGCAAATTCTAATTTAGTTTCTTCTGGCATAGGTGTTACCTCCTCAGTTTGTTCTAGCTCGTCCAGCTCCGAGGTGAAGCCATTCTCGCTAAATAGTGTTGCTCCCTTCAGTTGGGGGAATGCTACGAGGGAGACTTCTCGAAGGCGAGTAGGGTTGCCTTCTTGATCTGTGTAGAATGAAACGGAGAGTTTCTTTAGGAGTTTCTTAGCGATGCGCTCTTTGGCGAACTCTTCAATGATACGTACTTTACCCATGAGCTTGCCATCTTTAACGGATGCGCTCTCTAGGTATCCTACTGTATCTCGTGCGCTTTCTGAGTGATCTAACTGTACTGGAATCTCATCTTCTATGGAGAAGTTGTCTACCAGTGTCTGTAAGTGAGACTCTGTATATTCTTTCCCACGGTGTGTACCTGTGGAGAACATGATAGCTTCTTTGATTAGATCTTCACCGGAGATAGCTTCCGAGAACTCGGTAAACTTCCCTTCGTAGTGAAGGTTCTTGATACTTGCCATTAGTACCACCACCTCATTAATTGCTTCATATATATAGTACTATCTGTGTGACGTAGTAATATCTCATCTCACAAGTTAACTTCTTGTTGATATAAACCCGTCTAGTGTATAAATTAATACCTAAGATGTAGATAATACGTATCAAAGCGCATGATTATTGTAGTGAAATACACGAGATGTACCTCGTATTGTCACAAATCTCGTACTCTATCTAAAAAGAGATTTCTCTAGAGAAGTAACCTAATAGTTAACCTTTAGAAAAAAAAAGTCTCTAAAGAATAACCTCCATAAAAATAACTCTCTCGTAAACGAGATAGACAAACCTATAGAGAATAACCTAAGAGTTCCATCTCATAAGTATTTGTAATAATTAAATATGAGACCGAATAAACTAAGAGGTTGACAACTAACAGGTAGTACCTTAGTATGACTCTTATAGAGATAATCCTGAGGAGGAATACTAATGAGTAATATAATTAAGAGAAGGCATACAAGCCAGTACACGCAGATTCATAACGAGGCATTACAAACTGAGCTGGACGACTTAAGAGCTATCGGTCTCCTGAGTCACATTATGAGCTTACCTGCTGAGTGGGTAATTCGTAAGACACAGCTACAAAGTAAATTTGGTAGACGCATGGTGGACTCTGCTTGGAAGATCCTAGTGGAGAAAGGATACATTATAGGGTTTATTGGCTACATAGGTAAACAAAAGAATTATTTCTACATGGTAAGTGATATCCCATTCTCCGAGGACGACTATAGAGATTTCGTAAAAGAGACTATCGAGGAGACTAAGGAGGATGTAACTAGCCTAAAGTCTATCCCTGACTGTATTTTTTCTACTGAGCATTTTGTACAGTACAACAAAAACAGTACAAACCGTGCAGATATAAATAAAGAATTAATAAACAAAGATTTAAAAACAAATATTAAAACATTAAATAATAAAGAGATTGATGATGATAAGGCGAACTCTGTCTCGCCAGCTCCTAAGCAAATTGAATCCTTAACGGATGTTATTAATTCTCTTCGTTTACAAACTCAAGAGCTTTTAACAAAGAGGTCGTTCGATAGCGTTCTCCGTAAAGTAGTAGACAAGTATGAGCAAGGCAAAGTAGCTAACTTCAGAGATTACCTTGTGACGTCTCTAAACGCCAAAATAGAAGAGTTAGAACTTCGTAGAATAAAAGAGCAAGCTAAGCAGTCACTCGCTCGTACAAGCCAATCTGGAGCGTCTGAGGAGTATTCTGGTAAGGTACTGCTTTACAACTTCCTAGATCAGTCTGAGGGGGACAAGCCTCTGAAGAAATAATTTGGAGGAAATTTAAAATTCCTCTTGCATATTGGTATGACTGTGGTATGATTATCTTAATAAGATAACTAAGGGGGAGTATAAATGAATAACGTAAAAGTAACTATCGAGGTCATCGACAACAAGGTGGAGCGTGACAGCTTAGTAGAACGAGTGGAAGTTCTAGAGAGAGTGAAGAACTTGTTATTGTTACCCGAGTTGGAAATGGCTACTACTCAGCAGGTTGCGGATTTCTATGGGGTAAATGAAAAAGCTATACGATCAATGGTAGCCGATCACAGAGATGAATTGGAACTAGATGGATATACTACAAAATCAGGGAAAGAAATAAAAGGAAAATTAGATAGTGCCTTAAAGACGCTATCTAAAATAGAACCTAGATTAGGGCATTTCGTTGTAACATACAAAGGCGAAGAAACAAAAATAGCTTACAGAAACGTAGCGCTTTTCCCCAAGAGAGCAATCCTCCGAGTAGGAATGTTACTACGTGACTCGGAAGTGGCCAAGGAAGTCCGTACTCAGTTATTGAATATCGAGGAGAATACGGCAACCGAGGTTAAGACTTATGAGATCGACTATGAGGTGAAGTTTTGGGAAGAAGATTTAAAGTTTATGGAACTGTGGAGGAGCCGTTGTTTCTGGCGAAGGATGTTGCTGAGTGGATTGAGCACAAAAATATAACTCACATGATGGATCTTGTTGATGAAGACGAAAAAAATAAAGTACCCGTTACACAAAATGTAACAGGCTTACAAACAAACACCGAGTACTATTTCCTCACAGAAGACGGAATTTACGAAGTATTAATGCAGTCTCGCAAGCCAATTGCCAAGCAGTGGAAAAAGGAAGTAAAGAAAATTCTAAAGAATATCCGTCTCAATGGTGGACACGTACAGATTGACCGCGAGGAAGACGAAAAGCTGATATATACAATCTATACATCAGGTCAAATAAGAAATGATCGCTAGTATTGATGAAGTTGAGTTACCTGAGGAGGGTAGCTCTTTTGTTCGTTCTTTGCAGGTATATCTTGTGTCTTATTTTGAAACGTAATTCAATAGGAGGAGTTAACCTTTCGAGACGCGATACTAGCAAGTAGACACTACTACATATATGAAGCAATTAAGAGAGGTCACACTAAGCGTACTATATATATGAGACCGATAAGGGGTCTAACTCTACTTTATATACGAAGCAATTAAACAAGGGTACTTGCTTGGTAGTTATCTCTTCCCCCTTTAGAGGTAGCTAGCGAGGAAGCACACTTACACCTCCTATGTAGGACTTCCGTAGAATGATACGGGGAAACATCCATTTAGGTCATTTTCATCTCTCCAGATGATTGATATCCCAGCTTGGTTTAACTACTGAGCTGGCTCCTTTTTGGATGAACTGCCAATATGCTTATACATTAAACTTTGACAATATAGAGTTAAAACTAATGAGGAGGAAACCATATGACAATCATGTTCTACATTGATTTAGAAAATCTATGCAAGCAGCATAATAAGACGCTCACGCTGCTCGCTGAAGAGTCAGGAGTCACAAGAGCAACGCTATCTCGGGTAAAGGCTACAGGGTCAGGGACTTTAGAGACGATCAGCTCAATTGCTACAGCATTAAAGATTGACGAGCCAGAGAAGATTATTAAAGTCATGAAAGGTTAAATACCAAGGAGCCAGCTACACAACTAAACCAAGGGAGATGGTGATAATGAGAAAGACATTTGAGATGAAGATACTTAAGAGACAAAGTGAGCTAGAGTTAAAACTAATGAGGATGGAAGCTGAACATAACATCCAAGTAAGACAGGCTAGGATGGAGAAACACTTTGAATCAATGAAACAACTAATGGGGGTGAAAAGCTAATGGGTAAAACTTACTTGCATTACACTGTGAGATGGCGCTTCAAGAATACTGATAACATCCTCATAGGCCATCACATTGCGGCTTGCGGAGTTAATAAACAAGATGAGCATATCCGGCTCATAAAGGATACTTACAGACAAGTATATGACTCAGGTATTACTTACCTAATTAGTATCGACTGCAAAGAAATAAGCGAGGGAGAGTACACTCTACTCAAACAAAAACATATGGAGGTGATCTAATGGACAAGCAATGGAGCGACTACTTAGTTTGGCGCACAGAGAACGGCTATACAGGGTTAAGCACAGATGAGCAATACGATGGATACTTAGTTGAGACAGGAGAGCCTACAGAGAATGAAAAGCTATCTAGAATCGAAGCTAAGGAGCTTGAGGAACTGTTTGAGGACGTGGCTGTAAAGGAGAACGTACAAGTGACGTTTGATGCTGTTAAGGTGATTGCTACTGTGGGTGGAGAAATCACTTATACTGACATGGCAAACCTAACAGGGTACAACTTGAGAACTGTAAAGCGCCACGTAGAAGAGTTAGTCTCGAAGGGTTACCTCCATATTAAGCGAGGAGTACACGCTAACTCATATTACATCGGTAATGATATGAGAGCGACTAACAAGCCTAAGAAGAGTATTAGCTTTGTGGAAACATTCGAGTGGAAGAATGGCATTGAAGATATCTCTGGAGAGGTTACTATCAAGGATGCTGTCTCTGAGACACACATCACTACTTACAATATCGAGAGCTTAATGGATCGTGCCGGAGAGTTCATCCGTGAGGTAGGTAGTCCATTCCACTGACGGCCTACTACAGGAGGAGCAGGTTAGCCAAGATTAAACAAAAGGGAGAGATGGAGAGAATGACAAATAACTTACAGGTCAATAACCAAGAGGTAAACTACATTGACAGTTTAGAAGTTGCTGTGATGACTGGAAAGCGACATGCAGATTTACTAAGAGACATTGAAAATTACAAGTCAGTTTTAGAGAACGCAAAATTGCGTTTTCAGAATTTCTTTGTAGAATCATCTTATAAAACAAGTGGAAACAATAAAACTTATAAAAGTTACCTTCTAACTCGTAAGGGTTGTGAATTGGTGGCTAACAAGATGACAGGTGAAAAGGGTGTTCTCTTCACGGTAGCCTACATTGATCGCTTTCACGAAATGGAAAAGGCTGTACAGCAACCAGCTCTACCGACCACTTACAAAGAAGCGCTACTACAGTTAGTCGAACAGGTGGAAGCAACAGAGAAGTTACAAGCTCAGTTGGATGAGCAGGCACCAGCTATCGAGTATCACAACAAAGTATTGTCTATTGAGGGCTTCATGACTATAGACGAGACAGCTAAAGAACTCGGTCTAAGAAGTGCTCAGCAGCTAAATCAGATGTTAAAAGACAAAGGAGTTATCAAACGATCAGGCAGAGGTTCATGGTTGCATCGAGCAGGATATGAATACTTGAAGGATGGCTACATTAATTACAAGCCTATTGAGAAGAAGAAACTACAGATGCTTGTTAGCCAGAAAGGTGTCAAAGAGTTCGCTAGATTGCTAGACCTGATTTAATCCCCTAACCTTATTGCTTCACAGGCTACCCCTTAGCCGACACTACAAAAAAACAAACCCAAAGGAGAAGATGACAAATGATGAACACTTTTAAAAACTTATTAGCAGGTAACACAAAGGTAAAGACAGAGGAGCAAGCAAACAAAGAGGTTGAAAAGTTACAAGTTCAAGAGAATGACCTACAAGGAAGACTCCAAGAAGCACAAGCAGGACACGCCAAAGTATCGGCCGCACTAGACATTATTTCAGCCAGCCTAATCATTGATGAGACAGACAAGGTAGCTTTAGCCAATAAGAAGAAAGGTAAGACTAAGCTAGAAGCGTTAACAAAGGAGATCGAATCTACGCAGTCTAAACTTGCAGAGATTCGCTCGAAGAAGCAAGAAGCGATTAAGGAATTGTATCGTTCTCGTGGAGAGAAAGCTCGTAAGTACAATGTAGAGCAAAGACGCAACATGGTAGTAGCTAATCGATTCAACAGGGCATTCCAATTAGAGGATGCTCTACGATTGGCTGCTGTCTATGATGCAAAAGGATATGACTTAGGGGTTGAGTATGGAGTAGGCGCTACAGACAGCTTAGATCCTCGTAGTGAAGATTGGAATTTCATTGCTGATATGAATAAAGAGGATGCGGCTGAGGCAGATAAACAAGCTGAAGCTATTTCTCGAGAGTTAGAAGAAGCTATCTTATCAGTCTTCAAGAAACATAACATTGAGTTAACCGAACAGACGTTAATTAACTTATCTCGCATCTAAGCGAGGTAGGTTTCTATATAAGTAACACTTAGAGTTGGATGCTGAGTTAGTAGCCGCGGAAGCCATTAACACAGGTGGAGGTTGCTAACTCGGTAGATCGGCTCCACCAGAAAGCTACACAACGGGTGAACAGCCATAGCTCAGAAGGTGGCTTTCTCATACAGATTAAACAAGCGAGGAGGAAACAATATGAACGCACAACAGAAGGTTGCACAAATGAAATTAGAGAGACGATTCAAAGAGTTTAACGAAAAGATTGACCGAATGAACAAACAACTTGAGGAAGACAAGAAAGCATTTGCTGAACAAAAGAAAGCTAACGAACAGGCTAAGTTCAAAAAGGAATACGATGAGTACCTAATCAGCATCGGCAAGAAAGAAAAGCCTATCGAGATGAGCAAGGAAGACCGAGCTTATTACGATAAGTATATGGCTAGCCTAGGTCTAGGCCAGAGGAAGAAATAATATGGCTAAAAAGAAATTAAGGAAGGATCTCCAAAAGTACATAGACAACATTAAATCAGGTCTAGCTAACGGAGATCTTAAAAAGGATTCTGAGGAGATGGCACTCGTTAAGGAGTTTCTCAAGAAGGAGTCGTCTATATGCGGAGCTATCAAGGGTAGCGGAGAAGTGTGTACTCGTATTCCTTCTAATGAGAAGAATCTGCGTTGCTGTTTCCATGGAGGTAAAAGTACAGGAGCAACTACAGAGGAGGGAAAAAACAAAATGAAAGAAAACTTAGCTAAAGGGAGACAGCCAATACATGGGTTGTATCAGAAAGACTTCTTAGCGACATTAACCGAGGAGGAAAAGGACTGGTATAGCGACACTATGGAGTGGTACAAGAATAACTACGAAGACTTAGATCCCCTAGACATTGCTAAACTTGACCTAGCTCTAATCAATACACTGAAGAGTTGGAGAAAGAATGGTAAGTCGATGAGCTATGCAGTCAATGAGAAGGTCTCAATGGTTGACTTTGAGAACAGGGCTATCAAGTTACTTGACGACTTAGGTATGTCTCGTAAGTTTAAGAAGTCTCGTGAGAACTCATCTAACTCTACGAACGTAAATTTATTCAATAGCTTGTTTGATGGGATGGAAAAATAAGAACTAGTGAGGACGGATCTTACTAGCCTACTTTGCAGGTGGGCTTATTTGTCGTTCTCATAAACATAAGGATGTGATTACTAAATGGCCTCAGTGATAGATATTATAATTCAAGCTCAAGATAGAGCTAGCGGTCAATTCAGACAAACCTCTTCGGAAGCGAAGAAGATGGCAGCCATCATAGGCGGTATCACGATAGCAGCAAGCGCAATGACTCCAGCTCTGTTAGGTGGACTCGGAGCAGTTGCTTCCTTGTTTGGTACTGCTGGTATAGCGGCTGCAGGGTTTGGTGCTTTAGCGACTACTACAATAATGAAGACTGTGGAGAAGGCAAACCAATTAGAGGAAGCTCAACTCAAGGCTAACGCAGCCCTGATAGCAGGTGACACGAAAGGTTATGCCAAACAAATGGCTCTGATACAAGCCATCATGGAGAGCCTCACCGATGAGGAAAAGAAAGCTGTAGTAGCTATCAACAACCTCAGTGATGCTTGGCGAGAGATGGAAAATCAAATGGCTCCTACTACGTTAAACCTCATAGCTAACTCTACAGATTTTCTCCGATTAACAATGACTAAATTGTTCCCTTCTTTCCAAGGAGTCGGACAATCATTTTCCAACATGATAGGCAAAATGAACGAAGGTATCACTCAAGGTAAAGCTGATAAGTTCTTCGAGCATATGAATACTTTTGCGGTTCCGATGTTCGAAATGGTAATGAAGTCTGCTGGTAATATCCTCAAGGGGTTCAGCGACATTATGATAGCATTCACTCCACTAGGTATGGACTTAGGGAATGGCATGGTAGATCTGACTCAGAAGTTCGCTAACTGGGCAGCAGGATTACAATCGAATACAGCCTTCCAAGACTTCGTTAACTTTGTTAAGACGAGTACGCCAGTCATTATGCAATTCATAGGCAACTTAGTGTTGACTCTGTGGGATATCATCCAAGCGTTAGCACCAGTATCTATACAGGTATTCGAGTTAGCTAATAGATTCATGGAGTGGGCTAGAGAGTCAGGCGCTCTTGATACTGCTTTAGGTCTAGTGAGCAATGCTATCCAGTTCGTAGTAGATAATGCTAATTGGTTAATCCCTCTAGTAGCAGCTCTCTGGGCAGGCTTCAAAACATTCAGCATTCTTATTAGTGTAGCTACATGGATTGATGATACAGGAAAGGCTATCAATAAGGTAATCGAGATAGGTAAATTGTTTGGTTCATGGATACTTGACGCTATCAAGTTGCTAGGTCGGTTGAGTATGACGCTGTTGGCTTCTCCTTGGTTCTGGGTAGTAGCAGCCATTGCAGCAGTAATCGCTATTGGCGTTCTCCTATATCAAAACTGGGATGAGGTTAAGAAATATGCTCAGGAGCTTTGGGACAAGGTTAAGGATGCTTGGAACGGAATGACTAAGGCTATTGGTGATGCTCACGATCAGATGATTGCGGCTGTTAAACAGTGGTGGAATGAGACTAAGCAGAAATGGAATGACACGGTAGACCATGCTAAACAGAAAGCTCAGGAAATGAAAGATAAGGTTGTCGAGAAGTACGAGGAGCTGAAACAAGCTGCAGTCGATAAGATACAAGGTATCCTCCAAGACAATGCTAACAAGTGGAACAGTATTGTTAATGATGCTAAGCAGAAAGTAACTAACTTGAAGAACGGTGTTGTCGAGAAATACGAAGAACTAAAGAGTAAGACAGTAGATAAATTACAAGGAATGCTGAATGACACTAAGCAGAAGTTTAACGATATGGTTCAAGCTGCTAAAGACAAGGTAAGTAACTTTGGAGAAGCTGGCTCAGATATGCTAAGAGCATTAAAGAACTCTGTGAGAGATGGATTCAACGATGCTGTTAGCGCCACAGGAGACGGAATTAGAAAGATGGTAAACAAGTTCACTGGATACTTCAGAGACTTCTACAACTCAGGTAAAGGGTTACTTAGTGAGTTCGTAAATGGTATTTGGAAAGGATTTGGGGATGCTGCTGATGCTGTCTCTAGAGGTATGAAAAACATTCGTGCCTACTTACCGTTCTCACCAGCAAAGAAAGGGCCTCTATCAGACTTAGACAAATCAGGTGAAGCGTTCTTCCCTACGTGGTATGAAGCTGCATTAACACAAGTGAGATCGATGGAACGTGCTGTAGGAGGTGCCTTCAAAGGGGTTGCTAATGAGGCTAATGTAGCTCTAGCGGGTACAGGTTTAGAGGCATTCACTGGAGGAAAGACAGCTATCACAGTTACTCATAAGCACGAGCATAGTATTTCTGGCGAGGTAGATGTAAATGGAGAACAACTTAAAGCAACTGTAGAGCAGAGAGTCACAAGAACAGCTTATGAGCAAGGTTTAAGCAGAATGGACTATGGTGGCTTACAACAATCAATTAGAAAATACTAGGGAGACTTCGGTCTCCTTGGTTATTAAAAGGAGAGATGGACAATGAATTATTTCTGTATAGACATAGCTTACAAGCAAAACAATGAGAGATTCCTAGATAGCCGTATGTTCCAAACTGAGGACGATATCAACGAGACGATGGAAGCCTACTCGGTGGCAACCAAACGAGCATACGAGAAAGCTTTCGTTATTACTCAGTGCGATCTCATTAGTGTTACTCCTAGAGAAGTAAGCGAGATTGAATACAAAAGACACGCACTCTCCAGAGAAGGGAAGCAAGACCTTAACCTACAGAAAAGAGGTGTTAGACGGTGAATTACTACCAAGTGAATGTTAACTTTATTGAGAACGGCGAACACATGGAAACTCAACAGTGTGTGGCTATGGAGGGTAACCCAGTCTTAGCAGCGGTACAACTGAGAGGGAACACTGAGAGGTTAGTGAGGGAGTCTATCGAGCCACTAGGAGGAACGCTCAACAGCGTTCGTACTCGTAAGGTATCAAGAAAGTATTTTGAATCCAACAAAGAACTAGTAATCCTAGAGGGAGGTCATTAATATGGCTACAGTGGTCGAAGTGAAGCTGACTAAGTAGTACTTGGTTGCGTCGGTAATTTCTATGCCGTACTCGATGTGGTGCTATAAGAGATGAACTAATGAATCTAATTCAATCAGAGGAAGTGATCTAATGTGGTCAAACTAGAACACAGGTTTAAGAGTCTGCTAGAGGAAGAGGACAGGAAGGCATTAGAGCAGGCTCGTAAGAAGAAGAGCAATAGTGGCCTCAAGAAGCTAGGCTTTCCTCCGGATAACAAGTGGGATGTAGCTAAGTCCTACTTGTATATCTATGGTGGGATGTTCCTGCTAGCTGGTGCTGTATGGTTTGGAGGAGCTATATTGCTTGCTGCCATAGTTGTTCTCTATGAGCTGGCCGTAGGAGTGTGATGAGATGGACAAGTTAGCTATAGCAGTATTCCTGTTAGGATTTGTGTACGCTTTAGTGATAAGTCTATAAGAGGAGGTAATGTCGATGAGTGATCTCTACAGAGGAGTCATGGTAGGTGCATTCTTTAATACCGTCTTTTGGATAGCTTTCATATGGCTGTTTGGTTAACTGAGGTAGCTTCTATCCCGAGAGGCTACCTATTTTTATGGCCATAGGGGTAGGTGTCTGTGGGGAATATAGACTTACAGAGAAAATACATATAGGTAACATCGGGTGTAACCTCAGTAGGTGGTCTCATAAGGGTATTCACATGAATACAAAATATAATTTCAATTACCGTAATGATATCGATGAGAAAAAAAAGAGCCGACTCAATGAGAGTCAGCTCAGGGGGAGTGCCTTAGAGATTTTGGTTTATTCCCCTTAGTTATTATCTACTCGGTCCCATACTCTTAGTTTACCCTTTTCGAATACCATAACTGCAAAGTCAATCTCACCAGTTTCCTCACCGTCACCATCGTAGGTTACGTCTGTGTAGCCATTAGAGCTGGTACGCTCTCCGTTACCGCCCACGAGATCTGCAACCTCTGAGAGCGTCATCCCTTCCTCTAGAGAGTTATACTCATCTTCGGAGATTGTTGAACTGTTGCAGGCGCTCAGCAGGATAATACTGGACAGGAAAACAACCATTCGTTTTTTCATTGGTATTCCTCCTCAGTTAATTCGTTTAAATTAAAACTAAGAGTTTTAGAGATTTTGCCAGCTCGTAAGATAACTACATACGTAAGGCCTAGTTGGAATGTATCTACTTTGCAAACTTTATTGGTGATACGAGATAGTGAGTTTAGTGTTAATACTCAAAGGCTGTTACCTCATTAGTCACTGGATTGTACCTAACTTTTCTAATCTTACTTATGTGGTTCATGTTCAACTTAGCTTTCTCACCTGTCAATTGATTGGTCATTGTATGAGCACGTCTGTTTGCTTCTCTGTAGCTCCAAACCACCTTGAGATCGGACATACCAGTTACTATCCAGCGTTCACCGTCTAGGTAGAACTCAGCGCCACTAACAAGTCTGTCTTTGTGGGTTTGTATGTCACCCTTGAGCTGGCTGAATAGGTTCTCTCTTTCACGTTTCTCCCATGCTAGTACTCGTTTGAATAAGTTCATTTGAGTTCCCCCTTAGTTTGGTCTTCTTCTAAATTCATAACCACCATAGCCACATTCATTCCAATTATTCCTAAGACAGTCAATACAGTATATGCCATTAGTTTGCCTCCTCAGTCAACTCTTGTAGATTGAAGCTAAGAGCCTTGAAGATTCGGCCAGCTCTCAGGGTTACTACGTATATAATGCCTAGTTGGAATGTATCTACTACACATTCATTATCAGTAACACGAGCCAGTGCATCCTGATAATGAGATACTAATGTGTCGATCTCGTGCATAACAATATCCTCTTTAGTTACCTGTACAATTGTATTCATTTGTATTCCTCCTAGTATTTTATGAGATAGGTGAAAGCTTAGAAGTTAACGATTAAGTAACTGACTAAGTATCCAGCTCCAAACAAGAAAGCTGTAGAGCCACTAACAACAACGATGGCTTCTCTTAGTTCTTCGTTCATGAGATCGCCTCCTATTGAGGTCGAACCTTTACAGCTATTCCTACCCATGTTACTATGGAGGGAGAGCCTGTATTGGTTCGACTGAATTGCATAGCCTTATCTAGCCACTTTCTCAGGGTGTTCGCTAGGTAGGGCTATTTGTGTTTACTTATCCACAATGGATTTGCCTGCATTGATACGTTCAAAAGATAAGTCTACTAGTTCCTTGCGTTTACTCGGTGGTAATAACTTGAGGGCGCTGAACAGTTTGTAGAACCTCTGGGCCTCCTCGATTGAATCTAGGGAGTAGGCGTCCATAATCTTAGTGAAGTATCTCAGTTGTTTCTCTTGCAAGTTTGTCACCTCCCTTGCTTGAAATCATCTTAACACGTATTCGAGAAGTTGCGCAACCCTTTTGTTAAACTTTTTTTCGCACTCGATATACAGTAGCTGTCTGGGTACCATTAGAGATCGGAAAACGTATCTTCCTCACAGAGTCCACATAAAGACTGTACAAGCAAGTTAACCTGTTTAGGTACGAACACTAGTGTCTGTCTCACAGAATCTCATACAAGGGAATCTGAGAGGTCATTCTTTGCCGTTACCAATCTTAACGGGTAATCAATCGAGCATATGCCTGATGAGATGCCAGCTCACTTAGTTTTACTAAGTCACCTATAGATTGTACCCACAGAGGTAGGACAGGAACCAGATTGAATGCCTACCCAGTATCCAATCGAGCATATACCTGATAGCGCCATCTCTAGGGGTAACCACTATAAGAAAGCAACCAGATGGTATGGATTATTACTTACAGTAATCCTACTGAAGGAAGTTAAACAGACGACACTTAAGAGAACGTTGAGCTTGTGTTAATTTCTGACTGATAACTCCGTAGAAGTATCCAGTGAAGTCACGCACATGTTTAACCTTAGATGCCAGCACACTAGCTCGTACTGATGAGACGGCGATCTCTGTTAGTTCCACCAAGTCAGGTGCATGTTTACGTGCTGCTAATTGGACACGGCTCCATAACTTGTACACCTCAGTTGCATCAAAGAAGGAGATAGCCAAGCTAGCGAACTCAGCAGGAACACCAACAGCAATTAAGTGATCTATGCCTAGCTCGTCTACGTATGTATTATCTTTAGAGCTTTTAGTTTTGTAAGTAATTGTATCTGTATGAGAAGGAGGCTCCTCAATTCGCTCAGGAGTAGGCTCTACAGATTCCTCACAAGGTGACTTAGCAAGGTGACTCTCATAGGGATTGATCACTGTTATTGAAGCGCTATAGCCACCCTTAACTGGCTTGAATTGGTTGATACGAGTAATAATTCCTAGTTCAGATAAAACCTTGAGAGCACGCTGTATAGTGCGCTTAGAGTAACCTGTTAGATCAGCTAAAGAGTCTACCTTGAGGTAGCTAACTCCTATGAATTTGCATGAGTAACAAGCAAGTTTCCATAACACTGTGTACTCTGATTCTTTAAGTTTGTACGCTGACATGTATTCACTAATAGAATTGTCCATCTCAGTAATTGAATTAAAAGATTGATATTTTCGTAGTTCCTTCATAGTAAATAATCTCCTTAATAGGAGTTACTTGCAGAGTGTACCTTAGGGTAGTACAATATAAGCAAATAGCTCCATAGTTATTTTGTGAAAGAGTCCTGTCTGGCCGCCAAACTAGAGCAGGGCTCTTTTGTGTTTACTTATAGGTCAAACCTATTGAGAGGGTTATACTTATCATTGGATTCAGCTAACGAGTTACCGAAAGCATGTAGGTAAACTTCAGTAGTTCTTATCTGGGAGTGATGCATAAGCTTACTCAAGGTGTATATATCCATGCCAGCTCTTAAACAGTTGCTCGCATAGGTATGCCTAAACATGTGAGCTGTAGTTTTGAAACCCATGCGTGAAGACAATCTGGTGAACATTAACTTGACAGCGTTCACTGTGAGTGGGTTACCTCTGTGGTCATTAAACACATGAGCAGGCAACTTAATGTAGTACTTCTCGCAGAATAATCTCCACTCGTACAACTCTCGAGCCACTTTATCCGTTAACGGAGTAGACAGGCTCTTACGATTCTTCCCGAAGATAGTGATAGTCTTATTGAGTAGATCCACGGAATCCCACCTCATGGATACCAGCTCGCCTAGTCTTATGCCTGTACCAGCGAGGACGACTATCACGGTATGACCTCTGTAGCTATACAACGTGTTTTCTCGAGAACGCATCCTCCTGTAGTATCTAAGCATTTGCTTTATCTGTTCATCGGAGTACACCTTGATGGCCTTGTCCGTCTTAGCAGGCTTAATCTTGTTAGTGGGATTGCTACGGATCTCTATAATGTCCTCATCCTCTAGGTATCTAAAGAATGTTTTCAAGTGTTGGAGCTTACCATTACGAGTAACTACTGTGTTTCCTCTCTCCTTGGAACAGTAGAGGAGGTAGCCCTTTATAACTTGTGGAGTAATATCCTCGATGTTAATGATCTCCTTCTCAGCAACGAGCCAGCGAGAAAACTCATTGAGTGTATCTCCGTAGCTCTGTATTGTCCTAGGAGCTAGCCCACTGAGTTCTTTATCCTCTAGGTAATCCTTAATCATAAATCTAAGTAGTGCCAT